CCACTTGTACCACTTGTACCACTAGATCCACTTGAACCGTTTTGTCCACTTGTACCACTAGATCCTGTTTGTCCACTTGTACCACTTGTACCACTTGTACCACTAGATCCACTTGAACCGTTTTGTCCACTTGTACCACTAGATCCTGTTTGTCCACTTGTACCACTTGTACCACTTGTACCACTAGATCCACTTGTACCACTAGATCCACTTGTACCACTTGTACCACTTGATCCACTTGTACCACTTGATCCACTTGTACCACTTGTACCACTAGATCCACTTGAACCACTTGATCCATTACTTCCACTTGTACCACTTGATCCACTTGATCCGTTTGATCCTGTTTGTCCACTTGTGCCACTTGATCCGCTTGTACCGGCTGTACCACTTGATCCTGTTTGTCCACTTGATCCACTAGATCCTGAAGTTCCTGATGATCCGGAACTACCAACTATACTTGATATACCTATGGCTGTACGTGCGTCTGCTTGTGTGGCAGACTGCATAAACGTGTCAATTGTTGAGGAGACTGTTAAATTTGGCATAAATTATAATTATGGTCTTAAATAAATAGAAGTTCCATCTGGTCTTAGATAAAAAGAAATGCCGTCTGGACGTAGATATGTGTTATCGACCGCGATAGGCGAGAATGTATTGATCGGAACTCTTCTCCATTCGTTTTGGCTATATATATAAAAATAACTACCGTCGTAACTTATCCATCCATCTTGTCCATAATCAGATGACTGATATGGTACTTGATGATAGAATTTATCGGGAAATCGTTGAAAGATTCTAAATGCTGTATTTATAGGTCTTCTATTCGCAGTCGTGTAAATCGGATTTCCGTTACAATCATATCCACTAATATATGTTTGGCTACTATAATCATAATCAAATGTAGCAATTTCTCTTTTTAACCACCCAGTTGGATATTGGTATACGTAAATATACGTACTATCATATGCTAACCAACCATTTTCGCCATACTCCAATACCGATTTAGGGGCTGGATGGAATATTGTTTTGCGAATATTTCCAGGTACAATTTTGTTATACCCGTCGTTATTAGTAACAATATTTGGCCTAATTTCTAATGTACCATTGCCGGTTATATCGATATAGTCACCGTTTTTGTCTCTTAGATTACTTGTATCTTGTTTTTGTACAATTTGTATATTCCGTTTAATTGATTCCATTTCGGATGATGAAACGATATCATTTTCCTGTAATCGTATTTTACGTACAGTGAATACCTTTGAAGTAGTATTTTTTATACCACCCATACTTGTTATATAACTGTCATTTAATAGATATGCGTTAACATTTAAATCAAAAGCAGTCTTGACATTACGATCCTCACCGTCAGCGATTTCTTGATCGATACTGTAATTATCTACTCTGGCTCTAAATTTAAATCTTTCACGGTCTCCCCAATAATCCTTAGCCGCGTAGTTTATTTGTTCCAATAACTTATTATTTTGATCTACATAATCCGTCCAGATCATGCATTCGTATGTAATATTTACGTGTACTGGTAACGAAACACTATAAATTTGTCTGGTTGGTTTGCTCTTAAAAATGTCGGTATTAACTAAATCAAACCGATCATACTTATTTTTTTCACTGTATGATTGTATAGTTTGATATGATAAATAACGATTAAACGTGGCTAAATCCTTGTTATTTTCCACACTTTTTCTACGAATCATTATAGCAGGCAACAACAGTTTACCTTGATTATCTCTAATACCCCCGTACTTTTTCATAGCAACCCATCTTTCTGGATTGCCATATATAACCGGTACTTTGATAGTTTCTCCGTTATCATTAACTTGCAACTTCAACTGAGAATCTAGTGTACTAATTATTGCTGAATCAATGTCTAACAAAGTGATTGTGACATTTTTTTCTTTGTCTGTATCACGACGCACGGCATCTGCTCTATTATAATACTTTTTAACATCCGATTGAGACATGCCTTTCTCAATCGGATTTGGAGCATTATTAGGATCACCAACGTTGTTTGGTCCCCACGGCATAAATTATGTTTGTCTTTCTACTAGATTTAGTTTGCTTAGTCTTGTATAGTGAGTATTAACAATTAAACTTAAAGACTTGTCTGGATGTCCGCCTGCAAATTGTTCTTGAACTACGTTATCAATTTCATAATATCGTTCATTATACAACACCAAATCTCCAATTTCAGGGAAAAAGTTAGTGATAATACAATCACGTTCTCTGAATCTATAAACAATATCTTGTTTTCTATCAGGACCATATCCTTGCGATCCATCTGTTGTTATATCTTCCCGTTGAATCAAAGCTGTAAGATTAATACCTGGATAAAATACTTTACCTTTTTCACTACTACTTTCGTCGTAAATGTTAACTGTAGTTTCATACGTAGCAATTTTAAATATCTGCACGACATTTTCGATAATATCCCCCATCAATTCAGCATTAAGAGAACCTATCATATTGAGATCTCTCGGTGAAAAATATCTACCAGGCGAATAATTCGGATTATATATACCAATATCCTTTCGTCCATTGGTCCAATATTGTGGAAACGCTGGATTTTGTTTAGGATATTGTGGAGATACAGGTGCTGCCATATGTTATATAAATATAAATATATTTATATTATTCATTTATAATGTTAATGATTGAATCTGGAAATTCATATTTACACTCATCCAACGATTTTGGATGCCAAAATATACCATCGATCTCGATTTATTCTTCAGTTGATGTTTTATGTGAAGATTTTATATGAATTGATAAAGATCTGGTACTTTTATATTTTAAACCACAGATACCACATTGATGTTTGTCCATATATTAATATATATTAGTAAAAATGCCCAAACCCCAATGTAAATATGTAAAGGTATACGAGACAAAATTTTATGCATTTCGTCACTTTCTTTACCTTTATTTTCCATTTGATTTACACGCAATGTCTTTTCTAACATATCTCTCAATTTTTCGAGTAACGAATCTTTTTCTTCTTTGGCTTCAGAACGTAATTCAGCGCCATCAAGAGTTACTTCGCCGCCAGGAATTGGCACGGTTGTATACTTTTGAAGAATACGACCCAGTGTTTCTTTACATAATGCCAAGAAATACTTTTTAATCCATTGTTTACCTGGTTGATTTATTTTACAATATGTACAATATTCATACGGAACATCACTTGGATCACTAATATATTGATAACGAGATCCGCTAAAGAAATTTGTAATGTCACGTTCACTTTCAACGATATAATCTATATAAACTTTGAAACTGTCGGTTGGAATTGGGAAAATTCTCAACTTATTATTACCAAGAATTTCAAAACTATAACTACTTTTACGAACCATATCATTAAACTCAATAGCTTGAACACGTTCCAAATCTTCAAAGATAGGAGTCATCAAGAACTGAGTTGCTGGACTATAAGAACTAAATCCCATTTCTTGTAATACGTTGCTATAACTCATACCTGTCATACTAAATGGATCGTAAATACGAGCGATAGCAGGCGGCCGATGGTGAAATACTCTCTTTACTTCAATACGAGAACCTGTTAAATGTTCAATATCTTTTCCGATTAATACATTTAAATCGTAAACTTGATTTGTATTTGCAGGAGCGGCACTACCCGTTATTGCAATGTAATTTCTTTTTACTTCATATTCTCCACCAACAAGCGCTTCGGCTCCGTATTGTTTGCTTAATTGTACAACAAATGGCAAACCAGTACTCTTCATACCAAGACCGGTTAAATTGTTATATTTAGATTGAGGTAAGCCAACTAATGAAACCAAATTGTTTACGATGTTAAACTCGTTTATTACACGGTTATATTCTAGTACGGATTCTTCAAAACATGCGTAGAAATTAACGTCGATCATTTCTATATCAACGATTGGATATCCCAAACGTTTCGCTGCCCACATCGCGCTGCTACTACAATCATTAACAAATGTGGTTTCAGCTCCAACGCAACTTTCGTTTAGATAATAGCCAAATGGCACAGTGTTTAGATTAACACTACTACCACTCCCGGGCCATCTTACCCTATCGGCATCAAGATTAGCACTCATATTTTAGTCCATTAACAGTATCAATCATTAACTATAAATATCTCTGGAGTGAGATAATACAACTAAATTAGTGGATTAATAACCAAGTACCTACTACATCTGATCTATTTGCACTATCATCTCCATCACCTGGTTTAACTATAACATTCCACTTTGGTTTATCTCCCACAGGAATTTTCATCATTTCGTCATAGGTAATAACTGTATCAACCGGGAATCCATATTTTACTGCTAGTTTTTGTTTCAATGTTTGAAGATCTGATGGGGATTTAAACACCATTTTTTTGATCTTTTTACCTGGTTTATCCGAATCATCTACTTCAACTCTATCTACTAAATCAGCAAACATTTGTTTAGGTACCACGGTTGAATGTTTAGTTGTTTGAAAATTTACTTGTTTTTCTTGACTTACATCTGCACCCGCACTAAAATTGATCTTAAAATTAGACGGTTTACTACCTTGTGCTACACCTGCCATCTTTGTATAAGCATAAAAATCAACGTTGGGAAAATCGTTAGCAACACTGTATGCTAATCCCAAATAATCAGGTGAAAAGAAATCTCCAGCGTCGTGCCAACGAACTACTACTTTGGTACCTTTTTTACCAAACTTTGATTCGGCAGCGCTTAATTCGGACTCCAATTTGGCTTTATATCCTGATGGATCGTTTAACAAGAAATTCAATTGTCTGGTTTGAGATAATGAACTTGCTTTCCATTGAACATAACCACCTTTTTTAGCATAACAATAAACTTTACACGCACCTGCGCCCGGACATGTATCTACTACTACAAAGTCGCCTGTTTTTTCATTAACAGCTAGTCCTTTTAATGCTGGTAAACCAATATTAAAGTAAATAGTGCTACCTCCACCACTATGTGTAATCTTTTCGTTTTGTTTTAAGATTTTTTCTGGTCGGGCTGTAATTGCTGCTTTTAATTTGTTTAGATCATATGTACGATCATTTTCATCTTTAATTTCAATGTTGCCTCTGTGTACATAAGGCATCTTATATTTGTCTAATTTCTCCTTTTCTCCAGCACCTGTTCTTTGGAGATATGCTTGTAATTCATCAGGAGGTAAAATTCTGGTTGTAGCACCCAACATATCCGCTTCATCTAATTCAGCCGATATAAATTGTGAAAGTGGGATAATACTATCGGCAGGTAGACCCATGCCTTCGTACATTTTAATTTCGGCTAGCAAATCAATTAATTTCATATGTGTTTTGATATTTTTACTTTAAACTACCTGTGACTTTTATTACACGGTGATATGTTTCTTTGGATATAAATATAGTGTCTGTAAGTAATTGTGGTAGATTATTATCTAATTTAACTTGATGATATCTATAAATATTATCCGTATTTATTAATTGATTTTAATTCTCCGACCAAAATCTTTTCTTTTGAATCTAGATTCTTATCCAATTCAACAAATACATCACTAAGTGTTATCTGTGCATCAGATCTTTTTTGAATAGTTCTTAGATTTTCAAGTGTATCCACAACAGTATCTAATGTATCTTTATATTTGTTAAATATAGGTAATTCTATGTGATTACTAAACTGTATAGCTTTAGGAGTTATTCCCTTTAAAATATTAATAAACATACCCACAATGTGTTCCACTATAGAAAATATAGCACCCGCTATAGGATTTGTAGCAGCTAAAAGTCTTAAAATTATAAAACACACTAAAAATATCAATATACCCGTCACACCAATTGTTACAAACCTTTTTAAACCATACATTACTCCTCCCAATCCCATCCAACTATTAACTTCATCCACGGTACCTTGTAACTTATCAGCGTTTTTAGCTACTTGAGATGCTTGAACTTCTAAATTTTTTATTTGTTGTTCGTATACATCTTCTATTTCTGTCTGTCGATTTTGTAAATCTAAAATCTCTCCGTCTTTTGTTTTTAATAACGTCAAACCCTTTTCTTTTTCTTTTTCTACGCGACTATTCAATAAATCAGTTATGTCTTTTATTTTGTTTAATTCATCAATATTTGGATTACCGGCTACATTTATAATTCTAGCGTTATAATCCAAAGCTGTTTTAACTTGAACAGGCGGATTACTAACAGACTGTAATGAATACTCAGTGCCGGCAGCTAAAGTAGAAACCGTTTTGAGTTTTTCTTCATCGTTTTTTGATTTTTTAACTCTGGTTTCAGACAAACCATCTTTAGTCTTTTGAACTTTATCAAAATACGTGGTTTCACAACCGCATAAAAATATTGTAAATATTAAAAATAATAATAAATGGTTTCTCATATCTTATAAATATATCAAAATTATAAAAACTTGTCATTTGAATTTAGTGTGATAGGATAATAATATGTCGGAGTATTTTGACCCTACATTACTTTATCTAAAAAACATCAATAAGAATGTTGCAAAAACTCTTATTGAAAAAAACCATTATACACACAAATGGTCTCTTTGTACTGTAGCGTATGGAGTTTATTATAAAGAGTTTATTGAAAGCACGTTCTTTGGTGGTTTTAACGAACGCCTAATAGGTGTATTAGTATATGGAAATGCCGTGGGTAGAAATGCAAGTACCAGCATATCTCCTCTACTTACTAATAACAATGTGTTGGAATTAACACGACTGTGGATTGCAGATGGTTATGGTAAAAATATAGAAAGTTATTGTATAGCTGAAAGTTTTAGATTATTAAATATAGACTATCCACAAATAAAATGTATTTTGAGTTATGCAGATAGTGAAGCTGGTCACGTTGGTACAATATATCAAGCAACTGGATTTGTATATCAAGGTGATAACTATGTGGATATTGCACTGATGCCTAACTATAGTGTTAGTTTGATTGGCCCCACTGAATATGATTGGATACATAGTAGAAGTGTATATGCACGTTGGAAAACACACAGTGTAGATAAATTAAAAGAACGTATTGGTAGAACATTTTGGCGCAAACGTGAAAGCGGTAAACATCGTTATATCAAGTTTATAAGCAACAAGATAGAAAATAAGAAACTGGTTAAATCTCTAAAACATAAAGTTCGTAGTTACCCCAAAGATACTTCGTTCAAAGAAGAAGTGCAAGAAATAGTTGTAAATTCTACAAACGAATTTTTCGAATAGTGCAAGAAAAAACCCCAACGAAAGTTGGGGTTTGTTTTATTAAAATTTATTATGGTTTAAAAATTTTATATTTTTACAATCAATTCCGTTTTTGTAGACATTCCATTCTTTTTATCAAAATGTGAACCGTTTGATACAATATACGAATCCACAACATTCCAATTCAATTCTTTTGCCAATTGGATGGATGTATTTATATAACAATTATGACACGATTCTATAGATTTTATAAATGTATTTTTCCAATGATTAAAATCATCATAATTTACTACATTAGAATATGATTCCAAATCAAAATAAGGAATGCTTGTAAATGTAAAATCGACATCTTTTGTATCATTGTAATCCTCAAACTTACAATTATAAATTTTAACATCCGTAAATTTCTCACGGTCAATCATTTGTATCAATTCATTGTAAGTTTCAACATTAGGTTCACAACCTATATATTTTCCATTCGGATAGACAGATTTAAATCCTAATAATCTTCCACCGAAACCACAACACGGATCTAAAACAAACGGAGAATTGTTGTTTTTTAAATAATGTTTATATATTCCAGCAGCTAATGTAGGCTTAAAAAATGAAACTGTTTTTCTGTTCGCCGACAACCCTTTCACCATTTGATACAAACTAAAATCATAAACCTCATCCGAATTATTACAACCAATTCGATATTCAATAATTTTTTGCATCAATTCATCATCCAACCAACAATCAACAGGAGATTTGTTTCCTTTATAAGCGGATTTCCAATATGACTCAAAATAATATTTTAAATAATTATGTCCAGTTGTAGATATATTGTTGTGAAATGTTCCATCAAAATAAACTTTGGAAAAATCCTGTAGTGAAATCTTCGACATAACATCTTTTATATCCTCCTCCAATTCATATCTCGGTAGTCTAGGTTGAAATAATCTAATAAATTTTAATAATAATTTACTATAAGATTTTAATTTATCCTTTCCTTTATTCTCAATATATCTTGAGAAATATTCTTTAGATATAATTTTTTGTTTATATTTTATAGAATAACTTGGGGAATATTCAAATTGTTTAATTTTATTAAATAAATCATCATTTTCATCAAATATAAATTTATTGGTGTCATATCTAATTCTGTAAAAATTATATTTAGTATCTTTAATTAAATTGTTTTTATTATAATCATTTATGCTATTATTTAATGTCATTAAACTTAATTCTTCCAAAGTTTCTTTGTGAAAAGCGTTTCCATCTAATTCTATAACGACATTTATTATAGGAATATAAAAATCATACCGTTTTCCTTGAAATATAAACGGAGATTCAAATTCAATATTTAAATCGGTTAATTTATTTTTTAAATCATTCTCCAATGATGATGGTTTATTTGGGTCGTAATCTGTAACATCATATATTTTTTTTGGTCTGTTTCTTATAGTTTCAAAGAAAGAAGATAAGACTTTTGCTTTTATATCACAATTTTCCATTATGTTTCTTACACCGTATCTTTCAATCATTGTATTTTTAATTTTTTCTTTACACCAATCAGATTGAAATATATTTTTTACTCCATATTTTTTAATTGAATTTTTTTCACACCCATCTCTTATCTTATTTTTTGTTTGTTGTGAATGTGGGTTTCGTGGAAAACAATTTTTTGTATAATTTTTAAACCAAGGACCAAGTTGGTTCGCTTTAAAACTCAAAGATTTTCCTGTTTTTAAACATGTAGGAACTACCCCATCATAATAAAACTTTATTACATATTCTTCAAAATCAAGTTTATGTTCTTTTTTGATATGCCACATTCTTTTTCTAGGAGAGTCAAACCGAATATCACAAACTTTACACGTCTTAGATTCTTCTTCTGTTATAGTTATCTCATTTCCGTTTTTATTCATATACAATAAGTATATAATACTATAACAAAAATACAACTAATTTCCTAGAGACCGTTGTAATTTTTTTGAAACTAATCGTGTATATAATAAAAAAGGCTTTCATTTTCATGAAAGCCCTGTGTTTATTGAGGTTTTAAATCAAATATTATACGGTATCGAGATCACCGATAATAACTTTTCCATAGAATTCAGGGCGTACGACTTTCTTAGCGTAGCGGGTCATTACACCTCTACGTGGAGTGAAGTTCACTGGATCATAGACCAATGGAGTTTGGATTAGTGGGATGTATGGAGCATACACTGCGCCTGTTTCTAGGAAGTTATTTCCACGGAAACCAACCAATACGATATTATCGGTCATATATGGGTTCTTGTAAACTTGGAAGCGACTTGCGAAGCTACCAACTCTTGCAACACCCATTGCGAACTTAGCACTGTCACCGTCGGTGTTTACTACATATCCTGGGATTGATTCCAAGATGGTTGCTACGTCTGGACTTACGACCAAGAAGTTAGCACCACCACGTAGGGTCAATTTTTGGATTGTGTTAGATACCTTTTGAATCTTGTTACCAAGAGTTTGGAACCAAGTGCTCTTTACGTAAGCAGTACGATTTGGTGAACTGTTTGCATTACGTGTGAAGAATGCTTCACCAGTATTTGCATTCAATGTCTTGCTGAATTCAACACCGATTTGGGCGGACCAAGCTTCGGTTGTTATACCTTCAACGGATTCGTTCAACATGTCTAGGATTTCAAGATCAATTTCCATAGATACATATTCACTCAATAGAGCAGTCAATTCTGCTTCTGCATCGATAGAATGATATGCGTTCAAGTCTTGAGCCAATTCTGGGGTCCAGACTGCCTTCAACTTACGGGTCTTAGCAACGATTGGTTCGCTGTTTAGTACCAAGTTAACTTCTGGGATACTAATATCAGTATCGATGCTTTGTGTAGCAACGTTACCTTGTTGACCAGAACCTTCACCAGCTGTCTTACCAGCTTCAAAGTCACCACGTAGGTTATCGGTAGGTTGTAAACTATAGACCAATTTAACCTTACTTGCTACACCACCCAATGCACTGTTAGAAGCAGATATGATATATACTGATTGATAGAATGGTGTATTTAAACTACCAGTATTAATTGCTCTAGAATATGTATTCAATACCAAACCATTACTTCTTAGAGATGTTGGAGTGGTTGAACCTGAGATTAAGTTGAATGAACGTACTGCATTCAAGTCAACGTTGTACATATAACCATTGGCAGCAATACCAGTAGTTACGTTATCGCTGTGATTCAAGGTTACTTTGAACAACTTCTTAGCTACTACGGATGAACTCAAATCAGCATCAAATTGCACGTCGTTCCATGAAGCTGTTTGAATTGTGTTACCGATTGAAGTTGCGGTTGCACTTTTAGCTAGAGTAACAACGGAACTACTTACTGGACGGATTGAATAAGCATAAGCACCTTGACCGTATAGACCACGTACTGTGCTATCAGTTGAACCCAACTTCTTACCTGTACCACCGAACAAACTATCGTTCAATTGCTTACCACCACGGGTAGTTACAGAACTACCGTTGTTCAAGTTACGCAAATCTTGTCCGGGAGCGTTTGTACCATACTTGAAGTCTAGATAGAAGATTAGACCGGATGGTAGATTCATTGGTTGAACGCTTACGAATTCCTTCGCAGCGATTTCAGCAAACACACGACGAACCAATGGAAGAGCTACGCCAGCCCATTGTTCTGAACTGGTGGAGGTACCAGTTGTGGTTGCTTCGTCTAGCAATTGTTTTGCTTGATTTTCTAATAGGATTGACATGTGTGCTTTTTCAACACCTTTGCAACCTTCTAGGAGGCCTGTCTTTTCCCATTTGCCTTGTAGTCCACGTGTTTCTGCCATTAATTTGGCCTGTGGATTCATATTGTTTGTCAATAGACTTTTAATATCCATACTCATATTTGTATCTTTCTTTATTTAATTACTGTTAGGTTTTTTACTCGCAAACTAATTTTACTTCTTGATTCCTGCGAGTTTTTGGAATCTTGAAGTCATCTCGTCAGCATGTGGTTCTACAATAGTAGACACGGGCCGTGTTGATGATACTTGTTTGCTTGCCAAACCTTCGGTGATAGTTTGAGCAGTTGTATTAATTTTTTTCTTGACAACTGATACACCGGAATTAAATGATTCGGCTAAAACTGTATATGCCAACTTGACTTCACGAATATTCTTGGTCAAGTCGAAAGTGTTAATGATCTTAAGTTTTTGATCTTCGGTTAAACTCTTACCTTTGAACAACTTGTTGGTATAAAGCAACTTAGCATTCAATAGGTTGGTTTCTGCTAGAACATTCTTCATGAATTTAACCGTACTTAAGGCTTCTGATAAATGTTGCTTAAGAGATTCGTTTTCTTCATTGATAGCAATCAATGCTTCTGCCATTTCATCGGCAGTTACGTTATCTTCTTCTGATACAGGAGAAGGAACTTGTCCGACGACTGGTGTTGGTACTGGAGCTGGAACTGGAGCAACTGGCGCTGCAGCTACAGGAACAGTCGGAGCTGGGGATGTTTCTTCTGCTTCTAATTCAGCAAGAAGTTCGTCGAGACTGATTTCTTCATCTACGTCGTCGCTAACTGGTTCTTCTGTATTAGTACTGTCCATTCCCATTTGATCAGAAGAACTATCATCCACTTCACTTCCAAGTTCAGCTAGAATTTCATCCAACTCTTCACTTGTTACTTCAGCGCCTTCTTCGACATCAGCATCTTCGTCAAGTTTTGCGTCGAATTCTTGTTTACCAGCAGCAGTTGTGTTTTTGTTAGCAACAGTTGATGGTTTTACTGGTTTTGTAGTCTTAGCTGTAAGACCGTCATCTTTACCGATGTTAGAAGATCCAAGTGTTTCTTCCATTGTGTCTTCTTTGGAGTCGGCTTCTTCGGCCATTTCTTCCTTGAGTTTGTCTGCGAACATTTCTTTCATGCTTGCAGCAAAGTTTTCTTCAAGGAAAGTTTTTGCATTTGCTAATGCTGTTTCACGAACTGCCTTTGCGTCCGCAATACTTTCTTTTAATAGATCGCTCATAATTATATTTCTGTCTTTCTTATTGTTATTTGGTTGTGGAGTTATTGAAGAACTCCAAAGAAGATAAAATGATATGACATCAAAGAATGATGTATTTGAATAATAAATATAATATAAAACGTAAATATATCAAAATATTTTATATTTATTGATATATGCCTGCTAAATCAGAAAAACAAGCAAGACTTTTTAGACTCGTAAGAGCCTTCCAAAAAGGTAAAATTAAAACTAAAGAAGTATCTCCACAAATTCGTAAGATGGCTCGTACCATCAGTCCGAGTAACGTAAAGCATTTTACAAAGTTAAAAGAAATTCTTAAACAACTAAAAGAAAACGAATATAGTTTGAGTAAAATAAAAAAGGTAACAGGTGTTAGTTTCAAACAACACTTAATGAAACAAGTTGGTATACCGTTTGATAAAAAGGAACTTGAGACTTTTCAGAATAAACAGAATGGATTTGCTGGATTTGGAAAAACTACATTTAAGAACGATAAAATAAATAACGAAATTTATACAGACGTAAGTAGTAATAATACGAATAAAAAGTTTGTATTCAAAAAATTAATAGATGTTAACGATGGTACATACAAGTATGCTTGTTTTATACAACGATCATTCTTAGATACACAAGAAAAAGAAATTTTAGACTTATTAAGTAACAGTTTTGATAGTAAAGATGTAGCGGAAAAAACTAAAACATTAGCAGACTTCATTGAACGTATTAATACAACATTAGGATCTATTTAATATGTCATACAATTTCAATCCAAATTTTAACAAACACATGAATCAACCCAAGGATAATTATAAAAACATAAAACGAACCGGAGATGAAACTCCGTACTCAAATCCAGATGTTCGTGCAATGAATAATAATTATAACAATTATAAAAGTCCCAAGTTAGTAAACTTTTTAAATAACGACGAGTTTGATGAGGATGTCAAAATGTACAAGTTAGAAGATATAGATCATCCAAATGGTTGGGATTTCAAAGAAATTGATATGTTAGGTGAAATGGACTTTCGGATTGATGACGACTACAAAATGTATAGTGAAATTGAAGTACCATCTATTAAAATGCAAAATGAGAAAATAAAAACCTTCGTCTATAAAACTGACGAAGGTTATGTTCTTGAAGCTAACAGACGATACGTTTTTGAAACGTTCAATAAAATGTTAGAGTTTATTGATTCAATTCCGATGACGTGGGTGAAGAATTAACTACATCAGTTGGTCGAACCACATCTGCAATTTCGAAGTATCTCTCTAAACGACGACCTACTTCTTCATACAACATTTCAAGTTGTTTTTCAATAGCTTTCATCTTTTGTGCTTCTTCGTACATCTTAGCGGCATCACGTTTGATTTCTTTCATATCACGTTCTACCATTTTAGCTTCCATCCATTCGTTACATTCTTTAATAGCATAACGTTCTGCCAAATTAACAGCTTCCATTATTTTATGGGCGGTTTCATACACATTATCAGCTTTTAAACCTTTACGATATTCATTGTATGATTTTATCGTTTCCACCATATTTTTCTTTTCATATACTGTGAGAGGAGTATATGCGTGTTCGGTAGAGTTTTCTAGTAAATGTTTTAATTTCATATCTGATATACTATATAAATATACATCAATTTAAAATTAATTCAAATTTAATGCTACCACAATCCCAAATTCTATCATAACCATTGTTTTTCATATTTTCCCATTCACTTAATTTATCATCATAGTTATTTAACTTAGTATGTAATGTATGTTTTGCGAACCCATATCTATGATATCTTTTATATGAATTACCTCGACCATAGTACCAATAATTAGGAACTCCTTCGGAAATCAATTTAAATCCTATAGATTCATACAAATTACCCACACTCCATCTTTTATCTGCATAACTTATTATTTTTTGGGGATTGTGATTATTAACAAAGTAATTTAACAATTTGCTAGCTCCGCCTGTGATTGTTGTATTTAACTTAGAACAAAATCTATACAATTCCCAACAATCAATCTGTATATTTTTATTACCAAGAGCACTTCGAAGTTTGCCAAATGTCATTAAAGACACTAATTCGTTATTAAAATATAATCCGTATTTGATAGATGAATTATCTTTTCCTTGTAAATGGTTACTTTCTAAAAATAAATTGCTTTCTTTTGAACTTATCGATTTTATAATACACTTTCTAGCAAATATTTTATTTTCTGTTTTGGTTAACAAATCTTTTATTCTACTTTTAACTATTTCTTTTTTAAATAACCACTCGTCTTCAAATATATGAATCAATCGTATTCCTTTATTTTTACACTCGGCTGTTTTATTTATATGATATTTTTTATTTTTACCACCATTAATTTCACCGTGCCAATACAAACCATTACATTCAAATGCTAATTTTAATTTGGGTATATATACATCCAATTCTAATGTGTTCAATATAGTTTTATCATTTCGTATGATATCAACTGTAACTAAACTTTGTATAAAATTAAATACTTCTTCTTCAAAAATCGAAGAATGTTTATAACAGTTTGTACATCTAGGAACATCACCATCCTCCAAACAATCAAAAAATTCAGTGTTACACGTTAAACATATAAATTCAAAATTTGAATAATATCCACCAATAATATATTCTTCTTTTGTAAATAACGGAACAACTTTATTCTTTAATCTATCTGTAGAAAATAATGTATCATAAAATATAGAACGGCGAGTTATCGATGTTCTCAGTTTTATGTCTTCACTGTGTTGAGCATTTTTTACACCATATTTTTTAACCATACCCAATTCTTTTTTAGGCAGATCTTGTAAAATCCATTCAACACCATATTTTTCTTTGTTTGAACTTGCAATTTTATCTAAAATAATTTTTGATTTGGTTGGATTATCAACTCCATAATTTTTAACACATGTAAATTTTCGTTTTTCAATTATATCTTTATTGCTCAATCCATATTCAACACCGTATTTTTTATAATTGGTCTGTTTTATTTTGCTTACAGTTTGTGGATCAAATTGAGCACATACATTACTACATGTTCTTGAATATCCACTTGTATATGTTAAAAAATTAGGTACATTGTTACAATTAGGATTATTGCACTTATACAAACTAAATTTTTCATTTACTATATGCCATATTTTTTGCGGAAATGTTGATTCATTTAAAAAATTAGTTTGTAATAAGATTTCATTATACACATCAATATGTTTATTTTTAATAAACCATTCTTTTTTACATCTTTTAGATACAAGTTTTTTATTTGAAATTAAATTATTCTCTATCCAGTTTTTAATCATACAGCGTTTGTCTTGGTATATAATTATAAACCGAATTATTAAAAAACACAACAATTAAAAAATTGATGTGTTTATAAAATTATAACTCTGATAGAATGTTGTGAATAATTCTTTCAACATTACTATACGGATTAACTATTATTTTTTGTTCAACGCTTTCATTGATTTTTCCCTGTGGATACATAAAAGCTCCTTGTGTACTTGGATTGCTTACGAAGTCGAAAGCAATTAAGTCAAAGTCATCTTGTACAACATCTGCATTTTCACGCATATCTTTTTTAACACTTCCCAATCCACGACTACTGATACCCAAAAGAATACCTGATTGTAACAGGTCTCTTAAGATATTACCACTTGGTGTAGGAAGAATTTCTATTGTACCAACTAAATCTTTACCATCCCAACCCATATCTACAATGTTGTGACTGACATTTTTTAAATTTACCACCGATGAATTTCCAGACCAAAAACATTTGTTTAAATCTCTACAATAAAATACACCGTTATCAACTGTTAAACAATAAACCCTATCGTCATAATCAACTTCTTTTATTTTTATAAATCTAAAATCTAGATGTATAGCTTTAGATTCTTTAATCCATAGTCTATATAACGGAACTTTATTTTTTGCTTCGATTAACCTTCCAGCAAACATATAATCATCGGTTGTTACTTGTTCTTTAATAACCCCGGTCATTCCGAGTTTTAATATAATTTCATAAAGATCTTCTATTAATTCTTTAGATACCGAAAATATCGATGATCTTTCATAATCCCCCACAACTGTTCCATCTCCATTTAAATACCAATCATATAAATTTTGAAGAAGGTCTTGTGAAGCATCTTTTATTTCTTGAGGTATATATTTATTATATTTATTCCCCAATTTGGAAAGATAAGTCCATAACCGCACGTCAGATGTGTTAAACACAGTTCCACCATCTCCTTTGTCCCATTCGTTCCATTTTAGTTCGGGACTTAACTGCTTTAATATTTCTCTGAATTCATCAGCGATTTCACCTTTGTTTTGAGTGATAAATATGCCATATCCAGTAGAAGTATTTCTATCTACACAATGACCTTCAGCCAAATAAAAACCTAAAAATGAAAACCAAGCACTGGCATTTAAATCTAAAGAGGTGGTCTGTTTGATAGTATAATCCAACGATTGATTATTAGCAATATCTTCGACTTTGACAGCATCTATTTTGAAAATATCATATTTTATACCATCCCAATTATCTGCCACGGTCGGAATAGATAAATGTGGATACTTGTTAATCTTTGAAATTTCAAATATTTCTTGCGCAGTTTTTTCTATAAATTCACCATTTCTTGTATTTAAGACAAACCTATGATTCGGCGTAACCAATAAATCTATATTTTTACCTTTAATAGATATCATTTTACCTTTATATGGTTCATTAATAACTCTTAAGGCGTGTTGGTATTCTATAGAATTTGTTTTTGTATTTAAAGTTGCGATTTTTTCATTAACAACAATATCTTCAATATATTTCCACCCATCAATAGTCAATGCTTGAGCACTAGCTCGGTGACATTCCGGGTGATCTAGTTCCCCCATAGCTCGACGTTGTTTTACAAAATTTTGCATGTACTTTTCAGATTCTCTTTTTAGTACATCTTCGGGATAAAGTCGATTATTTTGGTTTTTTGCATCAGCACGTTGTAATACACCACTAACTAGTAGTTTTCCGTCCTTAAGCGATTCATTTAAGGCGGATCTCTTAAATTCAAATGGCATTACATCAATCAATACTTGTTTCATATTATACTTTGGGTTGTGTAGAAGGTTGTTCTTTGGTATCGGATTTTGGTTCAGGTGGAGAGTTTTCTTCATCTGATGTTACCGTATTTGTAGGCGTTGCTGATTGCTGAGGATTAACAAGTGCTTGGGATTTAGCAACTTGATATCGATCTTTTGGTTTTAATTCTGCAGAGCCTAATATCTTAATAGAAAATCCTGGTTTAATGAAGAATTTAGCAACTTTTTGTTTATTTTCTTCACGTCCGTTTATGATAATTACATATCTATCATAATAATAATCAATTGTTACTCCTGTAACGTTTATGGTATAATCAGTTTCTGGCTGTTTATATCCTTTACTAGCTCTCACAACAATCTTTTTGCCTAAAATTTTATCTTGTATAGTTTTTTGTAAATTGTTTTTTAATGATTCCGTACCACTTTTTAATTTAGTATCAAATTTAGTAAAGTCGGGTAATACATCGTAGGTTTTTACATCTACAGACGGTTGTGTTTGTGATTTAACTGGTTGAACAGTTGGTTGAACGGGTACAGAGGGATTTTGTTGAGGAGTTTGAGGTTGACCTTCTTGTTCATATTTCATCCCATTAAAACCTTCGGTACATGGTAAACTACCTTGTTTATATCCAATTAAATTAGGATCCATATCAGGATCGTTGTGTTGAACCAAACCATTTTCATCTGTATATGTGTCTGCTGGTTCTATATTAAAAGCAGGAGTTGCATATGCTGGTTGACTATATACTTGATTTTCTAATTTGTAATTAGCACTTCGGTTGATCGGTTTAGCTAACGTATAACCTAATTGTGTATAAGTATCTGGTCTAGCTCCCCTCTTTGAGAACGCAAACGGTGTTCTAGCAGCATCTCCTCCTACAGCAACAGGACCAGAAGCAACTGGACCTGTACCTGTGGTACTAGCCTCATTTTTAGCTCTTAATTTACTTAAGAGTTTCTTAATCTTGTGTTTTAGGTGTGGTTTCATTCTTTAACTTTTCAATTTCTTCAACCAATTCGTAAGCGTTCAACAATGAAGTTAATTGATTTTCTCGGACTACACCAATAACATTTTTAGTGGAAAACTGACTAACTATCTCTGTAATTTTAATCTTTACTATATCAGATTTAATTGTTTGAAGATTGTCTTTTAGAATGACACTGACTCTCTTATATTCTTCGTTTACAAATTTGGTGAATTTGCTCGAATTGCTGATGTTTGTAATATACTCTTTAAGTAACTTCTTTTGAGCCGGTAATAAATTACTATACTTGGTATTGAAATTTTCTATTAAAAACTTATAAGCTAACAATCTTACTTCAGCACTTTGACATCCGTAAACGTCCAAACTTTCTTCATCACTCTTCTTTTCCTTAGTTAAGTTCTCAACTATATATTCTCTGGATTCTATTAATTCCGTAATATCAAACTTAACGTTCGAATCTGATTGGGTTTCAAACAATTTATAAATTGAAGCATATAATTTATAATTTGGAATTTTATTCTTTAAAAATTCGTCAATGTTATATTTTTCTTTTATCTCTTTAATTACGTTATATTTTTGTTTATTCAATTCAAGTTCGTCTAACTTTGAACGAGTTTGTAGTACTACATTTAAAATACGATCAGCTGCGTTTTCGTCTTTGCTGGTTTGTTGTATTACAAAATTGTATAACTGTGCTTCTTTGCCAAGTTCCTTACTTTCGTGGAAGTACTTAAACATCAAATTTTTGGTAAACGACTCATCTCTACCCGCCAAAATATCCGCAGTTATTTGACGCGTAAGAAGTTCAAATAATATTCCGGCATTCTTGAATTTTGAATGTTTTGCTTTCTTATGCATAATATTAATTATAAATATATCTGAACTCCTTAAATATATAGGATTTGTGTTTATTCTTTTATATTTCTTTCATCCATGTAGGATTTTTCTTCTCCTTCTCTTAAAATTTTCTTTTCCTCTTCAACTGTATTTAACATATTAGTCAGTCCTTTGAGAGATTCTAATGATAACGGAGATTTGTTTTTATACTTGTGAGTTACTGATAAATCACTACGTCTATTGTTTTCTAATGTACCAAGTGGATCTTCGCCAAATGGATATTTTCTTGCATTTTTTCTGCCAGTTTGATCACGTTCAGATAACTTGGCAGGAGTAGGAGCTTTAGTTTCGCCACCACTAGCAGCTGCTGGTTCTACAGGCGTTGGTTCAGTTGGCGGTTCGGTTGGCGGTTCGGTTGGCGGTGTACCGCCCGAATCTCCACCGGTCAATCCACTATCGGTTTCATCCGCAGTTCCTCCATCCGGACCACCACCTTCTTCTTTATCAGAGTCGATTGATTTTAAGAACTTAATAGCTGGGTCATTTCCTTCTTCTTCGATTTGTTTAAATCTATAATTTCCCTTAGCATCGTCGATAAGTTGTTTTTGTAATTCGATCATGTCTTGATCTGTAAGACTAAATACATTTTCATAAATCCACTTTTTACTGAAGAATTTATTTTCTTGCATGTCTTTGCTAACATCAACCTTACTCTTCCAAACATCAATCTTTTCTTTTTCAAATATAGTGGATGGATTAGTAAGTTCAAGGCTGAAATCCACCAACGATTCGTCACGGTATCCCTGTGAATATAAATGAATAACGGCGATCTTATTCAATTCACTAACAATAATTCTTTGAACTCGTTGAATTGTACGAGCAAAACGAATATCTTCAGCTGCTAATGTAGCTTTACCAGATAGAGATTCATCATAACCTAAAAATGCCTTAGGAATTTTGAGTGCCGCCATCATCTTGTTACGTAAATATTCGATATCATCGGTTCCTGTCCATTCAAGACCTGGTAAATTATCAATACTAGTACCACTATCACTACCACGAACAGGTAAGAAAAAGTCTTCAACCATGTTTTGTAGATTGAAACGTAAGTTATAGTCTCCTGTTTGTTGATCCAAATAAGGAGTCTTTTTCATTTGGTTCATAATACGTTCCATATGATTATCAACTTCATTTGGAGGTATACTACCAATATCAACTTTGAAAATACGTTTTTCAGGTGCACGCATGATACGATGAATTAACATTGCGTCTTCCATCAAACTTAATTGTTTCCAAACACGTCGTGCGCCTTCCAACATCGAATTATGAACGACGACGCCATTTGCTACAAAATTTGAATTTTCCGATTCAACTTGAATATCCCACGTTTCTTTTTCTCCTGTAAACTCAATATTAACAACTGGTTCCAACAATATATTAGAATTGTCTAAGTGATTATATTTTTTGAGTTGTTGTTTTTTGTTGCCTTCCAAATAATAATTTATTGAATATTCCCCATGTTTAATACAATCAACTCCACAAATAGTCACCTCTGAAACGGTATCATCTTCAGTTGGTATTGACGATTTTATATTATTAAATTGTAAAAGACGTTTGAAATCATATATCAAATCTTTATTGCATAATGAAATTGTATATCTGTTGGCAAATCCATCATCAAAACTCCACGCATCGGCGTTTGTCAATCCTTTAATGAAAGCTAATTGTATGTCTTCACTTGATTCAAACACCCACGTTGGTATTCTTTTAGTTTTTGCTTTTCCAATCAACCCATTATTAAACAATACAGTTGCCAACATTTTGTTATCAACATAAAATTGTCCGCCTGAATTTTTCTTGGGAGACAACCAATTTCCGATTTTCCCCGAATATTTTTCTAAAATAGACGCATAATGTTTGTTTTGTATATCATCTGTCCCTATAGCAAAATTCACTCTAGTATTTTCTCCACTCAACCACCCATCGCCAATCATAAATCCCATTAATTCAGAAAACTCGCAGTCTATGTTGTTAGGTAAGTTGATAACATTATTTTTCCATCCGTTTTTGTTAAAACCGACCAAATCTGTGTTAATATAACAAATTTTTGATTTTTTGTTTTCATTGGCGTTTATTAACAACAAATCTCCAATCTTGACATCAGACGTTTGTTTGTATTCCAATTCATTTGTAACTTTATTAAAAGTTAAAATAGGATGGGTTTTGCTAGATTCTATAAAATTGTGTTGAGTTCTAATTTTGATAGTCTCTTTTACACCAGAGTTGATTTTGTTTTTTACACTGGTTAATTCGAACAATTTGTTATTTGTATTGAAAGACCATATTTTTTCTCCAATGAGTAGATCTTTTATATATTTAGAACCAAATTCGGTATCAACGTGAGTTTCACCGACTAAACATTTTCCATATGGCAAAAAGTTACTGTCGCTCAATAAACGGAAATGTGCAATTTGATAATTTTCTAAATCTTCCATTTTGTTTCCATATGGAAGATTGACTTGAAACTTAACAAAGTTCTTGTTTGTCAACACAGCATTTTCTACACGGGTAACATAATAGGTACTCAGAGGTTCTACCATGTAGACTCCGTATTCAGGACTAATATGCAGACGAAGATAGAAATCTCCGTACTTAACCATACAACGAGTCCAACTCCAAAGATTGAATTCAATATTTAGAATATCGTAGAACAAATTATGTAATATATTCTTGATTTCATCGTTTGTGGATTTGATTTGTAGAATTTCTCCCATTTCATTTCTGGTTGTACATTCATCCGAGTAAATGTCCAATGCAGATGCTAGAATTGGATCCATATCCATTGTATTTTTCACGAAACAACTATCAGTCGCAAAGTTATGATACTCCTCAACTGTGACATCATATACATCTGTTTCACCCACCATCTCAATAGATACGATTTTATGATTTAATGTAGTTTCTACTTCTTGTTTAAAAGATTTCCAGTCATGCTTCTCTTTTTTGAGACGATTTTGAAGAGTAGAATGATCACACTTTATATGTTTAATGAAATCCCACAAATTGATTTTTGAATATTCTTTGTAATATTCGTATGCTTTTTCTTTAACATTATCAAATGTTACATCACCTCTATATTTTGGATTTTTTTCTCCGGTTTGATCTCTATTAACAAATACAGATTTAAGAGTCTCTGAACGCTTTTCATTCGATTCATTAGAATGTTCTTTTCCATAAAACGGGTTATTCTCACCATTTCGTTCTCCATCCCAATGATGAAACTCACGGTTAATATAATTTGGATGTGATTTTAATTTGTTGAGTTGGTTTTCATAATTTTCATCACTCCATATTACATTTTTACTATGGTTAGCATGAAATTCATAGTGATTTTTTCGGTCCATTATTTGTAAATTTTCTGGAGAATTATTAAACCCGTTAAAATCTCTATGATGAATTACTTCATCACCATTCAACTTTCTCTGAAATTGTTCCACAACCATTTTATGTATTGATTGATAACCTTTAGAAAAATTATAAACTCGTCTATAAGGTTTAATTCCATTCTTTTTATAACCATATTCATGTTCATAAAATGGCATCACTGAATCACCGACTCTTAGTTCAAAAATTCGTTTATATGAACCATCTCGCATCATAAACGGATGTTTCAAACTTCCAACTACATACTGTCCGTTATCAAATGTAACTTTGTATCCCTGACGTTTACCTGCCTTTTTACGTGGATGAAATGCTTTACCTAATTTTATACTGTCAGTTTCGTGATCGTATGAAAATACATAAAATCTTTCTTGGGGTTTATCTTTATATCTCTCCGTTAGTTCAGCTATAGTTGGTTTAGTACCATCTGGTAGAGGTATGATTGTATCAGGACCAACACAGTCATAATCACGAAATAGTTCTACACGACTGCTTTGATATGATAAATTAAAATCTCTGGTATATTGATTATATGAACTTGTACGCAATCTATTAAATCGATCTCTTAAACTATTACGATCCGTAGCATACTGAATTTCATCCGTATCAATAACCTTTAACTTTTTACCTCCGATATTACGAACGATTACATCGTTTGAAAACAAACGTTTCAAACGTGCAAATAATGAACGATTTCTTAATTCCTGAAATGATTGATCTGCCATATATTATTCTAGTATATAAGTATTTACATTAACCAAGTTAAACTTTCTTTTTTATCTTTAACTGTAAATTCCATAGTTTTATGATGATCTGGTACTGCACTTACTTCTTTAGGTAGTATTATTTGACTGGAAACCTTAGAGATATTAGAAATCATAGCCTTGTTATAAGCAATTTGATCGTTTCTAAGTTTCAAAGCAGTTTCACGAACCCACAAACCAATACCTATAGACATTACTAAATCGTCGTTGTAACCTCTCATAGCTTCGGCTTTATGACCGTTCCAAATGAAAACATTTAACTCTTCATATAACCTTTTAGACTTCATAATTATTTGTTTTTGTCTAAAAAATAATTCTAAATTACTTATAATCATCGGTCTATTTTTACTAGTTGTAGTAAATCCAGCAACTAATTTTTTATCGGCTGAATTTAACTTATTGGAATATGATCTTTCCACGTCTACAACGGTTAAATCAGTTGCGCTATAAAATGTATTTTGATAATTTCTGTCTATGATCTGTTGTAATGTAGCCCATCCTATATTATTATTTTCTACAACCAACAATGCGTTATTGTACTCTGTCGCCACACTCACTAGTAAATTGCCATAATCTTTTGTAGTTAATTGCCCCTTATATTCAGCAACCTGTTCCATCGTTTCAATATCTAAAACGTGAAACGCACTAAAATCTCCGCCATCTCCTCTAGCACAGTCTGCTGTTAATATGTAGTTTTTACTATAATTTGGATAATCCCAGATCCATAGATCTTGATTGTTACCCCGTTTTTCCACGGGATCTTTTAGATGAGTTTGTCTATAAAATTCAAGAACTTCTACACTTACCACTTGATTACCAGATGTACTAAAATCACAATTATGTGAAACAATTCCGTCTACATTAAAAACATTACCGCCGGAGACGTTTACTATATCATATAAATCAATGAGATTTTCGAATTTTTCTATCGTTATGACAACTACATCTACACCATTTGCTCCCGATATTTTTGATCCGATTTTGATATCGTGAGATCGCAGTTCTGAATTTTTATATATAAAAGGATGATTGTCCGAACATTTTATTATTTTGCCATTACTCAATAATATTTTATAGTAACAATCCTTTTTTATTTTTCTGATTCCAAAAAAATCTTGGTAACCTGTTGGAGTCAAAATTTGAAACTTGGTATTTAGTTTAACATTTGAATCGATCATATGTCTATTGTAAATAGTTTGCACCCTAACAAATTTTTAGGTACACACATATGGGTCGCAATCACATTCTTGTATAATACATATGATTACAATTCTCCGGAATACAATTTTTCTAAAGAAATATCAAATTCTTTTCCTGATGTTTTATCTCTGACTCTAATCGTAGACTCTCCCCATAGACAGTCGCATTCTTGGGCGGCGCCTTTTACACCGGATAATTCAGTTTGTTTATCTCTCCATGATTGATCTCTTTCTGGATGTAAATGCCATGGCAATCTAATAGTCTTGAAGTCTTTGTTCTTACCTTCCTCGGCTTCAACCCACGTTTTATGAAAGAAGTTACCTACGCCGTTTGGCGTACTTAATATGATAGCTCTACCACCAGTGGATAATGTATATTGAGCAGATAACCAAATTTCCTCAATGCCATCGATAAATGCAGCTTCGTCAATGATTAATAATGAGAGTGCTGATGAACGACCTGCTGTACCAGCAGATGAAACCGCTTTGATTTGAGATCCGTTCTTCAATCGCAATGATAATCTATTATCTTCTACACATGGAACTTTTAACCAACTTGGAAGATTGTCATTTGCAAATCTTACCTTAGTGACAATTTCTTTCGCTGTTTCTTGGGTAATACTAATACAAAGAATGTTCTTATCATTATGAAATGTCATTAACCACAAACTATAAGCTGCTGTAAGAGTACTGATACCCATCTGACGACTCTTAAGAACAATGTTTAATTGATTATCAACGAAGTTTTGTAAAGCATCTTCTTGAAATGGATATAGTTCGAATCCAACCGTACCTCTTATAGGATGTTGAATCTTAACATATTTTTTCATGAAGTATATAGGATCTTCTATACACTTCTTATACTCACGTTTTATTATTTCTCTTAGACTTGGCTGACTCATACAATTCTTCGTATTCTTTTATTTTAGTATTAATGTCTAGTAACCCGTCATTAATTTTTACCAAATCATTAGTCACGTCTTCTAATATTTTAGTATAATCTTGGACACCTTCCCATCTTTCAAACGAACCGTCTTCTTCTAAAAATTCAACAGGCTTACCTTGATTTTCATGACAAAATTTTTGACTTTCTTCAAATTTTCTTTTATATTCTTCTAGAATACTACGTTCATTTTTTAAATCCTGTAGTTCATTATAGACATCAAACACACCCATCAGTTTAAGATCTGTTTGAAATTTTGTAAAACAATCATAACACATCGTTGTTTTAGGCCAAACACGATCATCTAAATAATTGCCCCAACGAACATCCATATTACAACATTTACATCGTTTTTCATTAATGATCGTAGCACGCTTTGAAACTCTACGTTTACTTTTATTCTTCCAAACCCATTTGTGTCCTTGACTATCCTCCCATTCTTCACCTTCTTTGCGTTTATTATTCTCCAAATTGGCATCGTAGCCAACTTGTACGAATGCCTTTTCTCCGTTTAAATAACTTCTAACTATATCTAAATTAGATTTACCCGTTTTTAGTTTTATATTTTTACCAGTATTAGTTTTCATAACTTACAACCCATCCTTTGTATTGTTTATACTTTTTCTTTTTCCCATCTAATAGATAGTAAACATCTGAACACAGTTTATATTTTTTTCTAAAATCAAACATAGTTCCAATGAATTCTTCATTTAATTGTTTATTTAAAAATTTGTATGTTGTGGAAACAAAATTCGGATGTTCTGTTCCTTTTTTTGCAAATTGATTAGTTTTTCCTAATTTTTCTTTTGATTTGATTTCTTTTAATTTTATTCCCATTTCACTATTCCAAAATTGATTACTAGATATAGACATTATTTTTTTATTTTCATCAGAATGTGTTTTTTTATACATTGGGTTTTTTTCTGCCAAAAATTTTCCTTTATTTTTTCCTTTCAATTTCTCCGAAAGTAATTTTTTAGTTTCTTCTGTGTGATGTTTTCCAAAAAATGGATTTTTTATACCACTTGTTCTATCTGATATTTTTTTACAGTCTTCTGGTTTAAGTTTTCTGCCAAGTGGACTTTCAGCATTAGGATTTATATTATATTTTGGTTTTAAATTATCCAAATAATGTTGTTCTTTTATTAAACATTCAGATGGTTCACAACATTCTATGATTTCAAAAATAAAATTGTTTTCTCCGTATTTATTCCACGATCTTTGAAGAATAATAGAATGATGTTTATTATTTTTTAATTGATGTTTATGTGTATTCCATCGTTTATTAAAAGTATATGATGCACTTCCAATATAACAGTCATCGTTGATGATATTTCTTATTTTATATATTCCGGTATTAGACATAGACCTTTCATTCATATAGAATAAATATGATTAAAAAAATAAAAAATTGCTTTTACCTGATGCTTTTTTCATAACTTTTTAAAAATTCCAATTGAGTCTTTCCACTGAGTTGAATCTGAATCTGCACTTATCGTGTCTATATAATGTTCAACCAATTCAATGTTATATCCACTTTTAATTGCCCATTTTTGCAAAGCTTTCCAACTATCTAAATAAAACCTCCAATTATCAGTCGGATGTGCGTGGTAAGGTCCACTGGAAGGAACGTTTATATAAATGTATCCACCTGACTTCACTAATCGGCACATTTCTAAAAATGTTAACCAAAAAAAATCGTCGTGTTCAAAACAAGAAGATGAAACAACTATATCAAAAAAATTATCTTTAAATGGGACATCTTCATTTTTACAAACGATATCAACATTTGGTCCGGGAGAAAAATCAATACCGATATATTTGTGTTTATTAAAAATGGGCTTTAATGTTCCATTTACATCACAAGATCCAAAATCTATAATATAAGAAGATTCATTTAAATGTCTACAATATGTGTTATAAAATTTATCACAATTTAGTTTTGCCGATATATGCATATAACAAATACGTATTTAATTTATTTCTTAAACTTACTTCCAAGACCTTTTATAATAAAACTTCCTGTAATTTTGAAAGGATCACTATAAATGCTTGTATCTCTTATAACTATACCTTCGTGTTTATCTAAATCGCCAATTTCACTTGTGGTATTTTTTAATATCTCGTCGCCTAATTTAATTGTTGTTAAATAAACGATGGTATCATTAACTATTTTATTTACATCTTGTCCGACTAAATCTTGACTAATATTCTTACTATCAACCGCTTTTAAAAATTGTTCTCTCGTAATTAGTGGAGTAGTAAACTTTAATCCTTTTAACCAGTCTTTCAAAGACTTAGTTACAGCTTCTCCCGTAGGATACAATGTAACTGATTGTGTCAAAACATTCGCTAGGTTTGGTTTTGATTTGAAAGTAGTATCAACACTACCCAATACCTTAAAACCACGTTTCATAGCAACTACATTTAATTTGTTTATATAAGACTGCATTGCTATTTTGTCATATGGTATTTCAACAGCTTCTCTTGATTTAACACTTCCATCTTTACCAAAAGTTTTTGGTTTAATTTCTTTTAATCCATGAATAGCTAAAAAGTTTCCTATTTCTCCATATCCAAGTACATTCGTTTGTCCCTCTACATATTCAATGTTGAATAGTATATTCGGATTGTCTAATAACCCCAATGTCTTTAACTCAGATTGTGTAGATGAAATTGCGTCGTCAAATATCTGAATTACCGTAGAACCAATCTTAATAAATCCGTGGGCAACCCCAGTCTCTGGATTTGGTAAAAATCTAGCAGTTAGATCTTCAGGTCTCATTCCTTTAATATCAAGTGGCTTTGCTGATCCACGATCCATCACAAATTGGCCGTTTACCATACGGATACTTGCATTAACACCGTCAATCTTTACACTACCGGCACCTTGCTTCAAAGACTTTACTGATTTCGCAAATACATCTACTAATTTAGCACCAGTATTTACAAAATCAAATGGATGTGCCATATGTCCACCTGCGCCGCCTTCTTGTATTACTTCACTTAAAATGTTATTTAGTCTTATCATATGGTTTTAAAAATGTTTTGTCAAATGTTGTAATAGCTTTGTTGTAGGAACGATTTGTTTCGTCAGTGTCATCTTGTGTAAATTGCCAATTCCAGAACAATTGATCTGATGTTTTAAATTTATAATAATCTCCCAACACAGCTCTTTGTGTTTCTACAACTTGTTTACCGTGCCAGTTTTGGCCAACCGCAATAAATCCAGCTTCAATGTCTTTTACAACATTCTTTTCTCCGAGTGTAGAATGTCTGTTCTCAATCCAAGTTAATCTTTCAATTAGTTTCTGATAATAACCATTGGCTTGGCCCCACCTAACACTTGCAAAAAATACAACACAATCACTCTGAAATAATTCTTTGGTAATCTTCCAAAGTTCGTCTCCTTTTTCATTGATACTTGCCCAACAACAATGGTTACCGCTTGGATTTTTATCTTTATCTTTTAATAGTGCTTTTACTGCGCCACAGTGATTACCATCGTATTTCAAATTACTACTTACATTGCCTTCACATGGAACTATATTTAAACTGGGTACTTCAATTAATGTTACTTTCTCTTTACCTAATAGTTCTTGTATTTTGATTGCTAATTGAGTACTCTTGGGAACATCGTCTTTGTGTTGACTCCATCTATTACTGGTTGTAAGCAACAATACTTTATTCTTGGTACGTAAATAATCTATTGTTTTCTTGTATTTACGAGCATAAAGATCCATATCTTGCTCGCTTTGAGGAAGTTTAGCTTCTAACAATAGATCGGTTAAACTAATCATTTTGATAACTTGTCTAGTTTATTTTGCATTGTCATACCACGAATAACTTCAGGCGTGCCACCGTTGTCTCTATTAAAATAACGTTTATAGTTGCTTAGAGCCACGTCTAATCTAGCTTTATCAATTGGTTCTTTTGAAAGAATGTCTTTTACCATCTTTAAATTATTAACTACCAAAACATTTGTGTCATTAATTACTTCGTCAATTAACTTTAAAAGAGATGGATCTACAGCTTCTTTAATCTGTGGTTTGGTTAAATCTTCAATAATTTGAGTCAATCGTATCATAATATATAAATAGTGATCATTTACGATTCCAACTAAATTTCATATGTCCACAATCCCAAATTCTATCATAACCATTAATTTGCATATTTTGCCATTCACTTAAACTAATATCAAATTTTTCAAGCTTTTCTTTCAATTTATGTTTTTGAAAATGTGTTCTTTCAATTGGTACCCCTTTGTTTTTATGAAAATAGTGATATCCAGACGGAGTGTTATCTACAAATGACATACCAATTTGTTTATATAAATTACCAGTAAACAATCTTCTATCACTATACGTTACAATCGAATTTACATCGTGATTTTTTACAAAATAACTGAATAGTTTAGATGCACCCCCTATTACATTTGTGTTTAATATATTACAATATCTAGATAACTCATATTGATATTTTTTGTCATATCTAGATTTAACAAACGTCATTAGTGAGACCAAAACATCGTTGTGATATAATCCCAATCTGATAGATGATGTATCATTTCCCTGTATATGGTTATCGGTCAAAAATGCAGCTTTTTCGTCATTAATCACTTGTTTTATTTCACATTTACGTGCAAATATTCTTTTGGACTTACCAAGCTTACTTAATAAAATACTTTTTATTATATCTTGTTTACACCACCATTCCCAATCCCATATGTGCATCAATTGAATATTTTGCTGATTACACTTTAAAGTTTTGTTAAGATGATAATGTTTGTTCTTGTTACCAGCAATTTCACTATGCCAATAAACTCCATCACATTCAATTGCAAAATTGCGTGATGGTATTGATATATCAATTTCGTATCCATTTAAAATAGTTCTATCATGATGTTTTGTTTCTATGTTATACGAATGTAAGAAATCTAAAATCTCCGTTTCTATTGATGACTTAAACCTATTGTGAGGATAACAATTCAAACAACGTGGAATATTTCCAGAGTATAAGTTATCTTGAAATTCATTGTTGCATTTACAACATTTAAACTTATACATTTTATCATAATCACACCCCGTATATTCTTCTCGTCGAAAAATAGGTAACACAACGTTATTAAGACGCCCGCCGTCAAAAATATTTGCAACCATACAATTGATCTTCTCCTGTCTCTTTTTTTCTTTAACGCACGATAATTGAGACACATTTTTTATATTATTATCTTCAAGATATTGTTTAAACTGATCAGATTTAAAACCAATATCTCCATTAGATGCACGTTCTTGAGTTCTTTTAAGAGTGTTAGGTGAAACATTCATTCCATATTTCTTATTGTTGGTCTGCGTCATTTTATCTCTGTTATTATAGTTTTCATCTCCATATTTCTCCAATTTGGTGCGTTTTCCCTTCTCTACATTGTTATAGTTTTCATCTCCATATTTTTCTTTTAGAGTATCCTTCATCTTTTTTACCATATTGTCATACGCACCACTGTCTCTCTTTTGCTTTATTTTAGCTTTAACTTCAGGCAATTGAGACGGATGATAAACACCATACTTTTTGAAAAATGCTTCTCTTATTTTTTTACCTCGTTCAGTCATATACAATACTCCTTATCTAATAGATAAATATTACACCAAACTTCAAAAAGTCAAAAAAAGAAAATTTGTTGTTTTTACTTTTGATTGACATTTTTTATTAAACCAATGATTCTTGTTTGAATTTGCCCAGTTTTTTAATTTTTCTCGTTTTTCAATAGAAGTTCTATTACAATCATTTGAACAGTACTGAGTAGGCTTTCCGCTCGTCGGATGTAATATATTTTTATATCTTTCAAAGTCTTTTCCACACTTTAAACATTTAATCATTTCTCTATTTTGATTTTTTCTCCACGAATACATTGCATTTTTATCTATAAATCTTTGGTTTCTATGTTTAAAATCGACATAAAATTCTTGACCGGTCCATTCACAAATTCTTTTAATATCCTTCATATTAATAAATAGTATATGAGTGGGTAAAAAGTTAAAATCCTAATAAATAAAATAAAACCCCATCAATTACGATGGGGTTTTTGTGTTTAATTAAGCACTAAAGCTGGCGCCGCCCGATGGGAGTATGTTGAAATCAAGTATAATGAACTCAGCTGTGCGAGTTGGTTGGATAAAGATTTGACCATATAGGATATTTCTATCAATTAGGTCAGGAGTATTGTTTTCAGCATCCATCTTGACTTGGAATGCGTAGATACCGTTACGTTGTTGTACTGATTCCAAGTATGGAGTTACAATACTCAAGAAACGATTTCTTGTAGAAGCAACATTTTGTTCAAATACCAAGTAGTTGCTTGAACTTGCGATAAACTTCTTCAAGTTGATCAACAAGCGACGTACATTGATACGATCCAAAGCGCTTGGGGCGATTTGTAGAGTCTTTTGACCCCATACACAGATACCTTGACCAGGAAATGCTGCGATTGGATTTACACGACCTTCGTACAAGGTATCACGTTCACTGTGATTTACTCTATCAAGTACTTGTACAGCTGTTGGAATACCACCACGGTTTAAACCCGCGGGAGCATACCATTCAGCAGCGGAGTTATCGTTAGCAGCGTAAACTGCTGGTAATACCACTGAAGGAGGAACACTGATGATCTTGTTGGTATTAGTATCTAGGATCTTAACCCAAGGATAATAAGTACCTACATAATTACTGTCGATTGTAGCAACACTGTTAATTGCTGCATCAATCAATCCTACAGTTTGATTGCTTGCTGGGAACACTACGTTATCCATAATGTAGAAACAATCTTGACGAGTTTCACACATATTGATTACCAATTCGGTAACATAACTGTGTACTTCACGGAAGATACCAGGCAACACGATCAAGTTGATATCGAATTCATCCGCATTACTTAGAGCAGCAATACATTGTTTGTAACCGATACTACCAGGACTATTGATACTTGTACAATCTAGGCCCTGTGTATTACCGGCTGTAATGCTACTACCTACATTGATTGGAATTGCTGGCCACTGACCTTCAAATCCACCCTGGAATCCGATTACGAATTTACGTAACTTAACATATGTAGATTCATTTACAGCATCATATGTACTTGGGATACTACCACTCAAACTTGGAGCTAGTAGTGAACCAGTACTTGCTGGAACGCCTTGCGCGTAATATTTAGCTGTACTTGTACCCCAAACTTTATCTTCAAGATCGAAGTCAATATTTTGACCGTTTGCATCTGTACTACCAAAGTATGGTAGTGGTTTGAAGTATTGTTGAGTATTATTTTCTACACCTACACCAAACGAAGAGGTTGGATATAGAGATAGAATTTCATCATCACTTTGTGGTACAGCACCAAATACAGTACCTGATGGATACTTGCCTGGTGCTAAACCATAAATACTTGCCTTGCTATATTGAATATAAGGAATATATGTACTTGCAGTACTATCAATTGGTGTATTATATGCTTCGAATCCGTATGGTACAGAAGAAACTGGATAAGATCCATCTGCCATTTCAATTCTAATATATTTACTCAAATTAACATAATCGCCAAATTGGATAATCTTACCTGCAAACGTGATGTAAGCATATCTATTACCAATTTTACGGGCTACGAAGTTAGCGGAATCGGGATCTAAGTTACAATTTTGGAAGATTTCCAAATATTTTGGCTTCTTATCCGTATCACTATAATCACGTACTGCTACGGTGAATGTACCCCAATCACTGCCTGGAACTGTACCGGCTAACTTAACATTGCTAATTTCAATCTTGAATTTTTTGTTACTCAAACTACCGTCGCTTAAAGTATGTACTTTGAACAATTGGAACTTAGTTGGGACAGCAGCTTCATTCGCACTACTTCTGAACGGAGCAATTTGTTGACTATAAATGTAAGGTGTATAAGCATTTGTAATACCAAATTGACTATCTCCAGCACTTAGATTTGTACTGTACTGATCAACAAACTTTAGAGGTTCGCCGATAACTGAACTGCCGGATAGAGTACTGGTACCTACCAACAATCTCCAACCAAGAGTACTTGTCTTTTCAGCTACGAACTTCTTAATACTATCTTCGAATAGAACGTAGTTGTAAGCAGCTTCGACCTTTTGACCGGCGATTTGCTTGTTAGGATTACCTACTGTAGGATCAATTCCGAATACGTCCTTGATGTAGTTATTATCATTTTCATTCAAGCTGAAATCATAATAACCATATGTACCAGCACTTATACTACCATTTGTATTTGAGAAGTTATACTTCAATGCCAAGTTATAAACGTTTTCGTTAGGATTGATTAATCCGTTGTATGGATAAACACTACTTGTTAATTGTGACATTGTAGAAGTGTTGAATCCGTATACTTCATAATCGTTACTAAATTGTGTTGAAGCATTTTGTGTGTTAGCCAATACTGCCAAAATCATCTTTTGACGACCGGCTGTATTTGGGTTACACGGATCATTACCTGGATTATCTTGGTTTTGGAAACTTCCATTATATTTACCGAAAGCACCACTAATTACACCTTTAAGTTGTAGACCGGCAACACATGTACCTACTTTTCTGATAGAGGCGAAACTACCACTCACATATTTTAATCCGGTAGAACCTACATTAATTACAGTCGGATTATAATTAACAACTACGTTTCCAGTAGTATTGCCGAAGTAAGAACTGGATACTAATGCGGTTGTAGTTGTACTTTCTGCAAATGCTGTAGAGATTGCTGTTTCTTCACTTATAGCTTGTCCTTGTACACTTGAAGTCAAATAATAATATGGATAAACACTGTTATCTACATTTTTACGTGTAAATAATATAGGACCAATTCCACCAATATTCAATTTTTGACCAGCATATAAAATACTACCACTTAATCCGGAACCAGTAGGACCATTTACACCATCAACCGCATTTGCGTCTATAGCACTGGTTGCTGTTTTTGGACCAAATGTGATATTTGATGAACCACTTAAATACAGTCTGGAGTTATCATATCTAAAACAATAACTTCCGGTAGATAGATTTAAATTATAAGTAACAGAACTAAAGTTTACATTGTTAGATGCTGCTAATGAATTTTTACCAAATACTAATCCATATACAATGTTAGCGCCTGACAGTGTATATGATGCTGTTAAATAACTGAAATAAGATTGTGGTGGAGTTGGAGCTGCATTTTGACTGCCTCCTGTAGAAGCAAAAGTTGCTGTATCAAATTTTAGTACAGATTCGGATCTAACGGTATAACTCGATGACAAAGATCCAGACAATCTTGACTTTGCAAAGTCAAATGCTGCTAGTGTATATCCCGAAGTATCGCTTACAGTCTTACCTCTTCTAACAGCGGATCCTGTGAATAGAGAGTTATATCGACTGGTTGTAATTTTCAATACTTTACCCTTACTAGCAGAATTTGCTAACGATGCTGATAGTGTTAAAGCATTTGGTAAACTTGAAATTTGAGATACAAAACTTAAAATTTGACTGTTAGTAGCTTTAGTTACACTGAAATAGTTTGTGACGTTTCTAAACTCAGCGGATCCTGCCTTACTACCAGATGATAATAGAACAGAACTACTTTGTTGATAGTTAATATTTGTAGTATAACTATTACTGTCTAGATACATGAAAGATGCAGTTGTAATTGCACCTACATCACCATTTCTTAACCATTCACCTGGTTGAGCATAAACAAGTAATGGATTCTTTTGCCAATAACCAGTTAGACCACCTACACGAACAATTGTAACGATACCTTGTTGTTGTAGATATTCTTTTGCGGTATATGGACCATAATACACTCCATCGGCTACACCGAAACGACTTTCCAAAGTGGCTACGTCGGTAATTGTTGCTGGGAAGAATGCTGGACCATCGGCGAACGGAGCCACTATAGCTCCGCCGATATTGGCTACTCCTTGTGCTAAACCTGACAGGTCATTTTCTCTTGTGAAAACTCCTGGACTTACTATATTTTGTGTTGGGGCGAATGTACCGCCTTCTTGTATTGGCATAATATTAATATCCTTTCAAAGTTATATTTAATCAATAAATATAACAGAAAAAAGTCAAGATTAAACTATTTATTATATCTTTTTAAATTTTAACCAATATTTTTTTCTAAAACCAATTTATCTATAGTTTTTAAAACTTTATCAGCAGTAATAGATTTACTACAAATAAATCGATCATCATTATTTTTGTTTACAGGACACCAATTCCAATCTCCCCCGTCTAATTTATACAACGAATTATTCCAACAACCATTACAAACCGATTCGTTTGTTAATCTATAAGGAGTATTAAATTCATTAAACGTTTTTGTAAATCCACTTATCATTATGACTGGTTTTTTTAAAGCCCACGCTAACCAACTTATACCGGAACTTAAACCTATAAAAAATTCACAATTAATCAACCAATTAATTGCATCATCGACGTTTTCTGTTTTCGGATGTATAACGTTATGTAAATCATTTAAATCCATATAATTTAAAGGTTCTTTTTGTATCACCACTACTTTAAATCCCATTTGATTTAAATAATCTACTACTTTTTGCCATCCATTTTCATGATGCCAATGTTTACATCCTGACGTTGAGGCGGTTGAAATACAAACATATTTTTCTTTTAACTTTCTGTCAGTATAGACTACATCAATATTAGGAACTATTTCAACATATTTGAATCCTAGTATGTTCGCTGCAATTTGTTGTAAATTTTGTTCTCTATAATCTGTGGGAGACAAGTCTCTATTTGTTGGTTCAAAACATCCTATTCTATAGGTAGCGAAATATGTTACGTTAGAAGATTCGTTGTAATTATAAAAGTTTAAATTTTTATACGACGTTTTAAACAAGTTTTTATTTGGAGTGAAAAAATCAACTATACATCCGTGCTCTTTTTGAAATTTATCGATGTATGAAATCCAAGATATATAATCTCCCAAAGAAGGCGATTCGTTAATTATCTTAACTCTGACATCTTTTAAATTCAATTTATAAACAAATTTTTCATCTGTGTCTAATTGAGTTATTTCAATTTGCCATGGTATATAATATTTTTTATTTGTCGTACACCACATGTTATTTGTAATATTTGTGTCATACATGATTTGATTCGAATTTAAATCTATCATTTTAACATTGTAGTGTTTTGAATTCTCACCCAAGATTTCAACTTTGGGACCGTTATTAAAATTAAAAATAAATCTGTTTTTAGGATCAACTGAAGATTTATAAGTTATATTTGTTTTGTTGTATAAATTTATTAACTTACAAGACATCATATTTTCACTGTACAGATTTAATAAATTTATGATTATATTATCCCAGTTTTTAACTTTAGCTGAAGATAAACATTGGTTTTTGAATTCTTCATAATTAGAAATAACATAATTTATTCCGTTTACTACATCAGACATATTTCTGTCTACTGGATATAATCCGCCCAGTACATTATTATTTTCAAAAGTACCTACTATTGGTAATCCACATCCAATCGCTTCTAACAATGTCAGATTTGGATGTCCGGCTTCTAAATCTGATAGATGTAAAAATATACTATGTGAATGATATTCTTTTAATAAATCAGTTTCATTTAAATTATATTTTATGGTTAATTTATCGTAATCACTGTTAAATTTATCAAAGAAATGTCGGTTATTATCAGGACCAACTATTGTAATTGGTAATTTTAAGAATTCAGCTGCTTTTATTGCATACGAAAATCCTTTTCGATCATACGAGTTATCGTGTGATATACCGTTATTAGCTACACATAACAACTTATGATTATCTATAGAACGATCACTGGGTTTAAAAAAAGAGTTGTTGACCCCATGACTTAAATAAAAAACATTTTTCAAATCAAAATAATCAACTAAATATTTAGCAGGAACAAAAGTTTTTAAAGAAAATTTAGCGGCTTCATAATTTTCTTTAAAAACATCACTTTCTTTACCATATAAATAAGCGTGATGATCATGACACGTAAAATAATAAGGAATATTTTTATCTCTAATCATGATTGCCAAATTAGCTACATGAACATGAACAACGTCATATTTTGAAAAGTCGATATCATTAAGATACAAAATATCACACGTGTGACCTAATTTTTCAAACGATGTTTTATATTCCCATATTATTTTTTCCACGGCACCCCATCCGTTTGGTGGAATCGGCAACAGTCCAGGATGTACTTGTACAATATTCATTATTAATTTTTTCTAGTTATGTAACTATGAACGTCATTTACGTTTTCAGTATACATTAAAGTTCCATCTTGATACACAGATATATTTTTTATATTTTTAGGCAAATGGTTAAAATTCCAAGCGTTTATACACAATACTGTGTGAATAATGTTTGTAGAACTATTATCCACATATTCTACACGTATGGATCTCTGAATTTCTTGATTTGTATAATTGTGTGTTAATAGTATATAATCGTCATTGTATTTATAAAGTTTAGTAGTGCATCCTTTATATTTGGAATGATAATTAGAAATAGAAGTTTCTGTATTCCAGACAGTATCGTTAAAATCAATCAACATTTGTTGCCCTCCGGATTTTTTTAAAATCTCGTCGTCCAAATTCTTTTTTAAACAATCGTATATAAAAACTTCTACGATTTTAAAATCTTGATTATTGTAGAATTCTAATAGATATTTTTTATAATCTGATTCACATGTTATTTTATGAATTTTTGACAAAAAATAATCTATATCACAATAAAAATAGTGAAATGATATATCAGGTGGAAAGTTAGAATCGTTATAATAAAACAACCCCCGTTTGTTCTGTAAAAAACATTCCACAGGAACATTTTTTATATACTTTCGTGATTCGGGTCCATAAAGATCATCCACTTCGAATCGTTGAAAATGTGTATAACCCAAAGATTTAGCGTATGCGAGAACATTGAACAAATTAACTAAAACGGATAATCCATGTTTTTGAAGACTGAACGATATATCGTGTAGATACATATCGCCTATTAATTTCCAAGAATCTAAATATGGTAAATTAGTATATGTGTTTGTAAACAATCTATTATTACTGTCGTATATGTAATAATTTACGTTTTCTATTATATTTTTGTCAATCTGAGTATTAGATATAAGCAAAACTTCATGTTCATCTTCACGCATCCAATTTAGTGTATTTTTTAGTTTATTTTTAATAGATTCATTGTGAACAAAACTATCAATTATGGTTAGTATTTTAGATGTATGTTTAACATAACGACGCTCTAATTCTCTTTTTATTATTTCATTATTTAAATACTTTTCTTCCGGCGTTTTTTTACTGAACACACTCCCATCTCTGAATCTATATATTCCCACCCATCTACTATTATCACAATAACCATCTCCATTTTTTAATAATTCGAAATTAAAAATCCAGTCGGGATATGGGAAGTTTATAAATTTATCAAATGATTCTATTTGTAATTTTCTGTATACTCTACCAAAACAAATATAATTTGTTATTAATAGATCTTTTAAAGTGACGATGTTAAGTGCACTACATACCCACTGTGTCTCGGGATATATCGTGTCATTTTCTTTATATTTACATCCAGACGAGTATACCACATAATTTTTATTATTATCAAGAAAATCAACAGCTCGTTGTAAATAATCACGATCTAGCAAGTAATCATCTCCATCTATATAAAAAACATATTCTCCAACACATTCTTTATTTAGAATTAAAGGATTGTGTGAAACTCCGTAATTTATTGAAGAATCTAACAATCGCAGGTTTTTTAAATGAGAAAATTTTTCTTTAACGATATGTTCGGTATTATCTTTTGAACCGTCGTCTCTAATGATTATTTCGTACTCAAAATTTACGATCTGGTTTAATACAGAATTTATACATTCTTCTATATAATCGCAAAAATTGTAACACGGTATTATAACACTTAATTTCATAACATTATTTTCGAATCCAAATTACATCACCCCAACTGTAGTCCGTATACATATAATACTTTTCATAAAAATTATACTTTGATAAATAATTAGCTATGTCATTCTTTGTTGATCCATTCTTATACATCTCACCAATATTTACTTCGGTTTTTATTATTTTTAAGGAAGGTGAGTTTAACAAGTCGCCGAAGCCTTCCAATACTTGTAAATCAGCCCCTTGACAATCTGTTACTAACATATTAATATCAGACCAATCAAAATCTGATTGGTTTTTAACATACGTATCAAATCGTTTTGTTATTACTGATATTTTATTCGAATAATGAATGTGTGGATATTGTTTTTTATGTTCTTCACCTAAATCTAAAACCGAAGAACTTTCTTCGTTGTTTGATATATTGAACGTTTTAATCACATCGTCTTTATTATACAATGTAAAAGGTAACCAATATTGATTTTTGCCAAATTTAGATGTATTTTTAATTAACTTATTTAATATCAAATAATTGGCTTCTACCCATATCATTGTATTCACATCATTTTCAACATATTCTGTTACCTCGGATCCTAAATGTGAACCTACGTGGCATACCCCCCTAATATCAGAAAATTCATTCTTTTTAAGATACGCTAAATCGTAAATCTTTAAAATGTCCTTCACATTCGTATGTTTGAGTTTGGTAGCATAAATTGTAGCATTATCTACATCAATATAATTAGAAGAGATATCTTCATTATTTTTACTATGATTACGTACTTGTGTTATGTTAAATCCGTGAGAAGATAAAATATCTACCAACTTTTTAATTTTTCCATTTGTATTGTCGTGATATTCCAATAAAATAGAATCTGTAATGTCGTAAACTTTATTGCTTAAATTTTCAAGTATAGAATATTCTGCTCCTTCAACGTCTAATTTTAATAATGAAATCGAGGTTATATTAAACTCAGTCACTATTTTTTCCAATGTAGTACATTTTACCGTTTGTATTATTGTGTTTGTATTTGAATGATTTTTATCTAAAGAACCAAGAGTTGTACATTCTTTACTTGTAAAAAGTTCTACGTCTCCTTCAACATTTGATATTGCTTTATTAATAATAGTAACACGTGGTTCATTTTTAAATATACTATTAAGATTAACCATACACTCTGAGTTCGGTTCTATAGCATATACATGGTTTACATTTTTATCAACACATAGTTTAGAAAATAATCCTGAATTTGCGCCTATATCTATAACGGTAGATAAATTATTAATATTATAACAATCGTAATTTTTTTTAACAAACATTTCCAAATAGTTATGAAATAGCAAATCGAATGGATTATCTATATTAAGTTTATATTTTACATTTTTCTGATCTTTTTTAATAAAGAGCTCTTTAGACATTACGATTTTTTTATCTAAATCGTAAAATTCTATTAAAAATCCTCTAAACGAATTGTCTAATTCAAAATCACAAATATATTGTGGAATCGGAACAGTCCAATAAACAGATTTATTACAAAATACATTTTTGAAATGGTAAATTGGAATGTTTGAATCTATATCTTTTATAACAATATGACAATGTATTACGGTTTTATCGTCTAAGTATTTAAAAACAATTTTATTTGATTTTTCAAAATAAATGTCAAACTTATCGCATATATTATTTGTGGATTCTACAATCGGTGATTTTATAGTAGAATCGTCTAATTTTGTAATAAAGTTTTTTATAAGTGAAATGTTATTATCATAATTTTCTGTCAACCAAGTGATATTTTTATACGTATTATACATCCCACTATATACAGGAAGATTATACATCAATATAGGCATATTCCACCCTATAGCCTCCCGTAAAACTAATGGACTAGTTTCTTTATCGTTATTATGACCTCTAGATGTAAAAAGAAAAACATCCATCGCATTGTAAAAAACATCTACATCTTTTCTTTCCCCCCAGAATTTACAATTAGAAGGAAAATTTTTCATTAAAGGCTCCCAATAACTTTTAAAGTTATCTGCCTGATTTCCTACAAAATGAAACTGTACATTTTCATCAATTAACGTTTTAGCATAGTCTATAATTTCAGACTGATTTTTTCTAGAAGTAAATAGACCAACGTTTAAAAAATGTCTTTTGTTTGGATCTAATCCTAAAACAGACAACGAAGTTTCACGATCAGACTTTATTTTGTACAAAATTGGATATTCAATTACATCAGATGGTATTGATAACGACGAAAATAAATTTTTTTGATATTGGCTCACAAAAACAAATCTGTCCGGAAAAAATTGTTTTTGAGAAACGTCAAAACTGCTGTCGTGTGAGGTTTCTATAATTTTATATTTTCTGTCTATTGAATATAGTTTTTTAGAAACCTCTCTATCACAGAAATATTCCGGTAATTCTTCTAAATGAACAATGTCCGGATTTATAGTTTTTATATAATTTATTAGTTCATTTTTGTCGTCTGATAATGTTATGAGCTTATCTCCCAATAAATCTTGAATTTGAGTTCTTTGTACAACAAGTACACCTCCTGTAATGTTAGAATATTCTATACAATATACATCGTGAGCATCCTTCAATTCTAAAATTTTTCTTAAAAGATATTGAGGAGCTCCCCCCGTAGATAAATGTGGTGTTATAAACAATATTTTCATGATATCAAATATATACTACTTTACTGAAACCATTTTCTTTTTTTATTTCTACTTGTTCGTCTACCATATCTCTCATCTGATCCAAATGGCTAATTATCCAAATAAAATCAAATTGATGTTTCAAATAACTAAACAACGCTCCCATTTGACCCAAATGATCGCTATCAGCACATCCAAATCCCTCGTCTATGCAGATAATGTTAGGTCTTGGTAAATTGCTAATATTGATTAACGCTACTCTGATAGCCAAACCACTAACAAACTTCTCCATACCACTAGCCATTTCTAATGGCCAACGTTTATCGTCATAAACAATATTAGTCATAATATTCTTGCCATCTGTTTGTAAAGTGATAGAGAATTCAACGATTTGTTGCAAAATATTATTAACTTGTTTTTCTATTTCAGGCAAAGTTTTAGTGATGATTTCATATGGAATACCATCTCTACTGATAATATTAGTATACAACTTATAAGCCTCATACGAATCTTCCAACTCTTTTACTTTATTTAGTTGATCAGTAGTATTCTTGTATTGAAGCTCCAACTTTCCTTTTTCAGTAGAAGTTGAAAACAATCGACTATTAATAGTTTTAATATCTGATTCGATTGATTTTATAATATTTTTAACATCGTTTATTTCTTTTAATAATTTGGAGTTATTTTCAATGATGTCTTTGTTTTTATAAAAAATATCAATATTGTCTGTCACCGTCTTTAACTTGTTCTGACGAGTAATCAAAACATTTTCATCGCGCAATATTGCAGTAGATAAAATCTCTCTTGATTTTTCTAATTTAACTTTTTCGGAATTAACACGCTGACATTCTTTATAACGAAGATCTATGTCTCCAAATGATTCTAATTTCTTTTTGATAGAATTGTATTCATCTACCAAAATTTTTCCTTTGTTTTTGTCAGATTCAATCTCTTCTTTTGTTTTGATTGCATCTTTTACGAATACGTTATTAGTACAATAAGTACAATTTGGATCGTATTTATGATCTTCCAGCTTTTTAAGTTTGTCAATTTTATTCTTAACAACAACTTTAAGTTTTTCTATCTCGGATGATTTTTTAACTTCTTCATCTTTGTAAGACTTATATTGTTCATATTCATCATCGATGTTCTCACAAGCTTTTAATGATGATGACAAATCAGTCAACTGTAGTTCTATTTCAGAAAACTTAGTCTTTTTAAGATCAATATCGATTTGACAAGAAGAAATACTGTTATCAAGATTTACCTTTTCTGATTCTAATATGGTTATATCCAAATCAAATGATGCAGTTTTTACAATGTCATTAGATAACTCTAATAAGTTATTATTATACGTTTCTTTTGAAGCTTCGTACTCTTTGATTTTATCATTGCACTCTGATATTTTAATATTATTTAAATCTATACTACCAGATACGTTCTGCAACTCCTCAATTAACTGATCTTTACTAATATTCTTAAGTAATGTGTTAGTTTCTTTGAACTTATCATTTGCAATTGTATATAACTGATCAAATACAGTTAAACCCATAAATTGGCACAACAAATCTTTACGTTCTGTTTGACCCAAATCAATAAATGATCCGGCTTTACTGTTTTGTATGCTTAATACAGTAAGAATAAAGTCTTCGTAAGTACCAACATAATCTCTGATGATGTCATTAGTACTACGACGAGCTTCTCCGTTTAATGGTACTTCATTGTCATTTTCGATCTTATAAAACTTAACGTCAACCTTGACATTTCCTTTTTTATCAGCTTTACCATCCCGTTCAATGAAATAATCTACTCCATTTACTTCAAAATTAAACTTACAACGAAAACTCATTTTTTGAGTATTCAATACATGAACGGCTTTATATCCTTTGCTAAACTTATCGAATACACAAAATGCCAAAGCGTCCATAATACTAGACTTGCCACTTGCATTTGGAGCAAATAATCCAATTGTGCCTTTTAATTTGGTAAAGTCAATTACGTTTCCTTCTCCGTAACTAAACATATTGTCAAATTCAAACATCTTTGGTTTCCAACGAATATTCTTTGGAGCTTTATCTTTTGGTATTTCTAAATTAATAGTTTTATTCAACTCTTTGACTTTATAGACAAGATCGGAAGAAACATTCTTAGATAAAAGATTTTCCTCAATTAATTTATTTTGATAATCCACATCAAAAATGTTGTGAATTTCAAATATCTGGCCAGATTTTAAAGTCAAATCCGTTGATGGTTCGTCAATTCGATTGAATGTAGTTTCAATGATGTCACACTTATTCTTTACTTCATTAATAATCTCTTTTACCTGAGATGGAATAGATTCGAAACAAAGTGTACGAATACGAACTTTCTTTGGGATGTCACTAATATCAGTTGTTAACTTACCTTTATTTATTTCAATTGTATAAAAGCCATAATCATTTTTTAGTTCATAGTGTTTATAAACTTTTCTCTTTAGATCCCACATCAAAAATCCATGACCTTTAAGTTCTTCGCCATGATTTTGTTGAATCATACTGGATGCGTATGCAATCACTGGATACTTTTTTCTAACTACATATTTTTTCATATTTTATCGCCTAAATGTTTTAAAAACTCAACTTCAAAATCGGATTTTTTTATCTCTCTTTTCCATAATTCTGTACAAAACTATGGAATTTCTTCCACAATTTCCCATTCATTTAAGTCTAATTTCATCAATTCCTCTTCAGATACAACTATTTCGGGATTTGGAATTACTTGATGTTTGTGAATGTCACCCAACATAGCAATGTGATGGCCATCAAATAGTTCATTTGTAATAGCACGATTGCTTACAGTATATCCTACATCGGTAACAGCATTGTTTACTGGCCCATGGAATAATGCAATGTGATGATCCGTCTCTACACGGTATTTAGACGGAATATCCTCGTATCTTATGTACTTATCTGGATCATCAAATACACTGAAATTATTAAACAATATATTTTCAAAGCGAAATACCTCTGTATTTTTGAGATAATACAAATTAGGGTGATTTAGTGCTTGTACAATTGGGGTTAAACAGTCAAGTCTAGATTTATTTGCTAATGTAGCATCGTGATTGCCAGCGGTTAGAATTACAGGCACACGATCTGCGCAATTTCTTAGAAAATCACTTCCGATTTTAACGCACTCGGGACTCAAATCGGATTTATTGTGAAAAACATCGCCTGCAATAACTAAGATTGCATTTAAAGTCTTAGCTTTGTCTAATGCATTATAAAATCTTTCAAATACAGATGTATACTCATCGTGTCGTTTTGTCAAACGAATGTGAATATCCGCAACATGCATCACACAATTGATTTTATCGTCGGTATTTTTTAATACGATCATAGTTTATTTATTAATTTATATCTGTATAATACACTTTCATCCATTCTAACACCACAGCTGATGGTTTGCCAAGTTTTTTCGTGACCAATGTCACTTGGATCTTTACCGTCCAATAAAATTAAGTGTGTTTCTACATTGTTAGAAACTAAAAATTCACATATTTTCAGACTCGATGTTAGAGCATCATTATCCAGTAGGACATTAACCCTTGGTGGTTTATTTTCCGTCAACTTCAACTTAAGCTTTTTTGATAACGTTTTACCAAATAATGGAACTACATTATATTTAACAGATAAAGCATCAAATGGTCCTTCGACGATTGTAATTGGTTGATTGAAATCCGTAAATAATTCAAATCCGATTATATCTTTGCTACCATCACACAGTCGATATTTAAACTTACCTCCATAAAAATCTCGACCACAATAAAAATTTAAATTTCCTTCTTTATCGTATGACGGAACAATAACTTTATTTGCAAATGGACCTTCTGTACAATAACCAATATTATAACGAACGATTTCGTGTATACTAAGATTTCTTTTCAAACAATAATTTAATGCGTGTTTGTATGCCGGATCAGAAGAAGATTTATATAGAGGATGAAATTCATGTGGAAGTTCAAGTCTTACTTCATCTTTTTTAATTTTATCTAAAACTCGCGGTCTATCCTTACATAGGATTTCATAAAAATCTCTGGTCGCTTTTACTTTTTTTAGAAGACTATGAAAACTTTTTCCGCTAAATCCACATCCTATCCAACATTGATAAAAACCTGTTGTAGTATTGATATTTAGTTTTCTTTTATGGTGATTGCAATTCGGACAAAACACTAATATCTCAACTCCGCCTTTTTGGATTTGAGGTTTTTGCTTAAACAACTTTGAAAGTGTTTCTATAACCGAACTATTAATCATCTCATTCTATAGTAACAGATGAATTAAATTAAATCAAGACATTTATTTTTTTCTTTCCACTTTAATCCGGGAACATCCATTATCATACAACAAATATTAATGAGCAATTCTCTCTCATTTTTATCGTACGATAAAAATGCAATTTATTTGAAAAGAGATGCAACGATAGCGTCGTACATATCACCATTACGTTCGTCCCAATTTCCTTTTTTATTTTGTGTAGTAAACTTTATAACATCAGGCATAAGCAATTCAAGTTCTTGTCTAACAAAATCTTTTGATTTGATTCCTTTTATTCTACATTTACCAAATAATTGTTTTCGCATGGTATTAACATTTATAGATGATATTTTGATTTTAAATTCTTCTTCTAATATATAACATATAACTGCTTTATTCATAGCTAGTTTTAGTATGGTTTGTTGACTGGTTCTTCCAAAAGAAAAATTAGCTAATGTTTCCTCTACTTGAATTTTATCAAATGATTTGTTTTTTAATATATTAATAATTGCGTTTGACTTATCTTTATAAGCATCATATTTTGAAATATCAATAAATCCAGCATCTATAATTTTACCATTTTCAGAAATAGCATATCCGCAAATTCTAGATGATAAATCAATTCCCAATACATTCATATTTTTTATATCCTTTATAGGTTTTTCTATCACCTCTATATATTCTTAACATAGAACGGAATGTTATCATCAGGATCAATTAAACAATAAACATAAAAATCGCAGTGCATAACAATTTATTTTACGTTTTGAGTTATTAATTCAGATAAAAATTTATATATTTTATATCCTTTTTTGTCACAATGTAATTTTAATAAATTATAAATTTCAAGTGGAATTCTTACTGTTTTTAAATCTTTTTGTTTCATATAATAATAAATATCATATTATATACAAAAAAATACAAATTTTTGTACAAAACTATAACTGTTACTGATGTAGATGAATCTAATCCTAATATAACCATTTACAATATATATTACCGACCGAATGAACCGTTAGTATATTTGTTACTATTAAACCCTTTAACATAACGTGAAAGTTCAAGTGATCGTTGACCTGATATATCTTTGAATTGACTAGATCCGAACGTAGTTTTTAATCTAAATCCTGGGTCTTTAGTATAAAGAGCATCTTGCAAAGATGCTTGACCATTCCAATTTGTAGAAATCTTATTTACACCTGAAGTTAATACAGGACCGTTATTCGTGTTATCGCTGTAGTTCAGAGCCTTACCATTAAAGTTTTCTGTACCGGTAGTTGCACCGACTTTAAACCCTGGGGTAACCGTGTATTCTCTTGATTTTTGAGTAAATCCATATGGTGTACTTACACCTTGAATCATTGTGTTATTACCAGCATCATATGCCGAAAAAGCTCCTCCGGCTGGAGACTTTGAAAGATAAAGATCTCCGAGTCCCTTAGCTAAGGATGTACGGTTGATTTTTGAAGTATCTGAAGCGATTGTTGCCATAAATGTCTATTTTATAATAAATATAATTAAGTGTCCCATTTAATAACAATATTAATAGGAATCTCGCCTGTATTTTTAATTGGAGCGGCTAACTTTGCTATAGCAACCAATTCTGCACCACTATATAGACCTACGGTAGTTATATAAGGTGCTAAATACGATCCTGTTGGATCATATGAGGAACTTAAATTATAACTAAAGAAATCCGTCTTTATTGTAGAGGTACTAAATTTGCCTGTCTTTTTATTTAAAAAACTAAACATATCATCATAATTTTTACGATTTGATCGTTGGTTCGTATAATTCTGATAATTGTTTATTGTGAAATCTTGAATAAAATACTTCCAAATTGCAGATCCATCTTGACTGTTAGCAATACCGTCTCCATTTACGTCAAAATCAAGTGAACTACATTTAACTTTCAGGGCTTCCGTTAATCGATTTTCTTCATAGTTAAAATACGAAGAACTATAAAAATTAAATATTGATTCGTCAATATTTCCTCCTACAAAATTATTCCACCATTTTTCAGATCCATCAATTGAGATTCTATAATTAATATAACGTAAAATAATATCTAGATTATCAAAATCAAATGTCTTAGTATTAATTACACCATAATCGAATAAAGAAGCAGTTAACGATGTAGGATTTGTAGATACATTGAACTCGCCTGGTTCTATAGTACAAATATACTGTTTTTCATGTAAAGAAATTTGACTTTGATATTCCATGTACAAATATGTATTTTTATCATTTGTAGGATCTAACGTCAAATTCTTCAATAAACTTCCGGAATTGTTAATGATTAATGTGTTGGTATTATAAAATATATTTCCGACATTATAATTTTTTTGTAAATCCGTTAAATTATATATGTACGTTTTACCAAAAATAGAATTTGCTGCAAATTCAGTATCACCCTGTTCATCGACAAATACGATTATATTATTACAAGCACCGCTTAGAGCACCACTTAAAGCACCGCTTATCGGTCCACTCGGATCACAACTTATACAATCTTCCATCTGAAGATACACAAAACTTGAAGTGGTATTACAATCTTCACTTTGATATGAAGATGTTAGTAAATAAGTTAAATTACTTCTACTACCAGATTCTGTAATTAGTATTCCTGACAAATAAAAATCATCATTAAGAGGTATAGGAGCTCCGATTACAACATTTTGATCTGAAACCGAAACGCTATAACCAAACGAGTTAAATGGTTTGCCAATTTCTTTTCTTTTTGAAATTGGATCTGTAGTAAGCTGATTAATTACAGATCCTGTTACATAATACAACAAACTCTGACCACAATATGTAGATTCACCAAAATCATATTGATCGAATGTTAAATCATAATAATTTATTGAACTTGAAACAAAGAGTGAACTAAATGGAAAATATGGTTTTGGAGACCCAATCAATAACTTTTTGTTATGTACAGATACAGAATAACCAAATAAATTATCTTTAAATGTTACGTCATCTCCGTATAATTTGGTTAGTAATTGAAATCCACTGTTTGTATCAGCTGCACATTGTTGATTTTGATAAACATAAACACTACCACGTTGTCGTAATACGTTCGATCCGGAATATTCCCAATATATCAAATCATTTGGAGAACCGATTGCCAATACGGTATCATACATCGAAACCGAATATCCAAATCGTGTATTAATTTGGCTGCCGCTTGGAAATAATTCAAATGTAGCTCCTTGTAATTTATAATATTGTGAACTTGTGTTTTGAGAAAATACTTGTGTTAACTTCCAATCAGTAGATGATGTTTGATACAAATAAACATTTGATTGTGATAATTGATTACTACCAATTACCAATGTGTTCTCATTCTTCTTATCTATACTAATAGAAAATCCAAATCCGTATTGATATGGATAAGAACCAACACTACAACTTAATATTTTTTGAAGAGAATATCTACAATCCGAATCCGTGTATTTGTATATATACACAGCACCTCGTCCACCGTTAAATAACGGCGCACCTACTGCCAAATAATTATTTGAAATGATTAAACTCTTACCAAATTGAATGTTTGAAGATCCTGTAATTACGCATATAGGAATTTCATTGACTACGTATGTCTCCAAACTTTGATAATCAGACGTTTGCACAGCTGTGACGCTGGAAGTAACGTCATATGTGTAGTTTGGATTAATTTCATATACTGATACAGATGCTTTTGAAGATGTTAATCCTGAATAATAACTATTAATCGATCCGTAATCTCCCACCGCCAAGAAATATGTAGATAAATCAAGTGAGTATCCATATTTTGATTGATAAATATCTTCAGTATCCGATTCTACAACTAGATAACTACAAGTTGTAGCTACACTGTTAAGAGTACCGTCGTCTTTAATAAAAGAAGCTGTAAATACAGCACTGCTACTTTGTTCAGTATAATATGTTAACAAAGTTCCATTATTACTATATGTCTTGTTAGTAATAATGTTTGAAAGCTTATACTGATTTAAGTAATTATCTTTTCTATAAAGCAATACCTGACCAATTTTACCATATCCTTGACAATTTTCGTAGTTTTGATCGACTGGATTTCCAACAGCAACATAATCACCATTGGTACAAACGACTGTGCCATAGTTCTGATTATATATGTTTTCTAAAGTAGACATTATGTATATAAATATTTGTTTCTGTGATTATTAACTACTTAAATTTGACCGACATTTTTTATATTTTCAACTACACAGATATCTACCAATTCCTTGATAACAATAATTAACAGTTGATGCTGTATTGTTGGTGTTCAATTCAAACCCATTTACAAAATATGAACCTGACAAATATAAGTTATGATTTCCGTCGTCTACTATGTATGCAACTATATCTCCGGTTTGATTATTTATCAAAACGCTTTTTGGTCTAATTCTATCACCACTTTGAGTAATATTAAGTGTGTAACTTATAAACTTATCATCTAGGTTTAACTCGGTTAAAGAAGTATCATATCCATCAAATCCAAATTGTTGATATGCATTATTGTAATTATTATAATACATATTTTTAACCGTATTATAAACCTGTCCTTGATATGTACCGTCTAAGTTCGTAGGATTAACGAGTTGATTGTAGTTTGGATCTCCTATAGGATAAAAAACTGAACTTGATGGTACTTTTAAACCCAATCTAAAAGATGGATTGTTTTGATCTGTAAATTGAGAGCTAGCTAAAAATCCATTTGTATTATATACACTTCCGACACAGTTATAATTTAACGAAGCAAATGATCCTGTTTGTAAACTGTTATAGTTATAATCACATTGTTGTATAGGAATAATTAATGGAAAATCATACGTTCCGTCACTAGCAAGAATAAGGTCGTTAAATATATTATTCGCGACATTTTTCTTCGCTACAGCAAATGTAGTAGTCTGTATATCTTGATTTTTAAGAAATTTAATCATCCCAATATAAATAGGAAAAATTAAACTTATTTAAATTAAAAATCAATTCTACACTTAATCAACAATTCGTTATCAAACGATTTCTGTGTAGGTTTGCTTAGTTTGCCTACTGCCAACAGTTCATTGTTGGTGTCATATAAACCAATCGTAGTAATATAAGTGCGCGGATTACTTATTAACTGTGGATAAATAATTGTACCCTTTGTCTGACCGTCACTACCGTCAGAAACAAACGTTGGATTGTTACTATAGTTAAATTCTTTATTTTTGACTCGTATGAAGTAATTTGTAGAAGGTACAAACTCACTTTTTCTTACAGCCATATTACGGGTAGATTTTCTTAAAGAATTATAGAATTTACGAATCCAATCTCTCCAATAATTTTTAAACTGAGTAGATGTAGCGTTAGATGGTCGTGTAGATGTAATTTGTGGACTGCCGCTAGGACTCGTAGGTGTAATACCGACCTTTGCATCCAACTTGATTGCATTTAATACAACAATGCCTGTTGTCGGATAAAATAAACCAATTCCCTCGTAAACAGCCGATACTGTGCTGCCTTTAGTAAATGGAGTTGGTACGCCATTGATAATTGATCCTGAAATCAAATTATACACATTTTGTTGTGTATTTACAACTTGGGAATCATCGATGTAAGAATATTGGCCACGGGATCCACTAAAATTTACTTGAATTTGTCCTGGATCAATTTGATCTTGGAATTTATCAGCAACATAATTAATCACAAAAATTGCAGAACTATCAGTTGGTGAGTCCACACTACTAGACGCAAAGCTAAAATATGTGTCGCCTGGTTGTAACAACGTGTTCTTATACTGTGTATAAATAACTTTAGTTTCGTTTGTAAATACTTTAGCTATACTTTGTCCTGAATAATCAAAATAACTACTGCCTGAATTATAAAAGTCGCCGTATGCTACAGAGAAATATTGATCTCCACCACTATACATGTCTATGTAATATTGTCCGTTTTTAACGTCAAACGGACCTGATCCTGTTACTACGTTGGCTTGGGCAGAGGCGGATATGAATGTAGATTGTGCAACAGTCAAACTACCGGTACCAAACATACCTGAGGACACTTGGTTAATTCTACCGGCTACTACATCGTCTTGAGTAAAGGGAGTAAATATCATAATTTATTAGTTCGTAGTTGGTACACTTACAGTAACGTTGATTGAAGCACTACCACCACTTTCGTTACCAATTAATGTAATGTTTGTGGTAGTTGTCTTTGACAATGAACTATTTGGTATAAATCGGAATTTATTACCAACAACAACCTGTGAAGCTTGTGAAGCTAGATCGCCTGCAAATGTAGGAATGGTTGCTGTAGCAGAATTCAAACTATTCGTTTCAGTTACTACGAGCGTACCTACATTTTTATTTGCCAAAATTGCGGTATAACCCAATGTTACATTGTAAACTGGGTTTGTATTTGGAACAATATCAATTGCAGCTGTATAAGTACGTGGTACTGAAATTACAGGTGGTGCTATACTGATAGTTGGTACTGAAGTAACGCCGTCATTTAATGTTACTAACTTATACTTCATAGTTTGCGTTTCATCTGTAACCGGCTCCATAATTGGAGTATTACGAATTGCAATATCAAAGTATGCACTTCCCATAGGGTGAGTTGGATTAAACTGTGTATAATCTATTTCGTCGTCGGCTAAAGCGAAGGCTGTAATGTTTAATCCGCCTGTCTTTGCCAATACTTCACGACCCTTTTTTGTCAAAATCGCGTTGACTGTAAGAACGTTGTTATTAAGGTATGCCATATATATTAAATAATTATCAATCGTTTTCTGTTTTTAATCAAAAATTGTATTATAAATTCATAATATAATTGTTCATACTAGCACTCGCACATGTGGAACATGTTAGTGGTTGTTGTACAAACAAACTATTTGGATCGCCGACCGAACCCGTTAATGTACCATACTTAGGAAAATTATCACTTTCAATATCTACGCTTAAGAAGCCCGGTATTGTAATAATAGGAGAACTTCCATTTGGCAATCCCTTACGATTTACCGTCGTAGATATGTCATTTCTACCTTTTATGTATGTATAATAAGTTAATGCGCCGGCAGATACTAGTTTGATACCATTTATAATTTTGTAGAATGAACCTGATACTGCTTGTTTTTTGACACGTGTACCGACTCTTACAAATTTACTCAAATGTCTTTCTGAATAACCATTACCAGATGAACCACTATAAAGGTTCTTAAAAGAATTGCTACCTGTTATTTGATTTGTTAGTTTACCGGATCCAGATCCAATTGATTGAATTAAATCATAACTAGACGTAAATATTACAGTTGATGATCCTGTATTATTTGTTGATAAATAATAGTCGTGTGTAGGATATTTAATCACATCTCGTAAATTGTAACCGTTAGAATTTACATATACATTTTTGCCAAATTTAGAAAAAATAAAATCTCTATCATCAACAACGTCTTTAACTTCAAACAAAGAGAAATTATAAGTATCATTATCACGTTTGAGAGTGTTTATACCGGTGATATCTATTATAGAATAACTGGATGTATCATTTGTATCTAACAACGATGAAGTGAATTTAGGATTGATATTGAACGATATTAGACTTGATGTTGTATTTGGATCCAATGGAGAAAATATAGCATCCTTATAATTAAATTTTACACGTTCAAATATTGAAGGTTCTAATAATAGACCTGTCTTCAAAGTACTACGAGCAGGTGTTAGTTTTTTAATAAAATCAAATATAGAGAAGTCGATATAAAATCTATATGTACTATAATACTCTTGTGGATACGTATACTTGATGTTAGCTGCGGAAAATTCCTTCTGTCGCAATTTTAGTTCTGGATAGTTTCTTGATGTGAGATACTTAGGATCTCCGATTATATCACTGATGCCTTCCTTACCTAAAAAGTCTTCTATCTTGTTATTTAAATAACTATATGGTGATATATAATACCCGACCAAATTAGAATCACTTCCCAAAATGTCAGTTGTATATGTAGTGTATTCATACGGTACCAAATTAGAATTTACAGATTGGCTAATCTTAGTAATATTTGCATTAGCTTTATAATTTGGCCCGTATCTATTTGAATTGATCGCTTGTTTAACATTAAATTTTTCAAATTGGTATGGAAAAATATCTGTTAATATGGTATCACAAATAGGAGCTCCAGATATTACAGAATTTCTTTGAAAATTATACGTGTAAAATTGCGTATTATATCTATTATTCTGATTCGGAATAATAGCCGGATTTCCATATAAATTCACAGGCGTATCAAACGACCATAAATAATACATATTCTCATAAATCAACGATTTTTCTGGTATTGAAATTGAGTTTAGATTGTATGAATGTTCTTGAAAATCACTATCACTCAATGCATACTTTTGAATTTTAATTTTATCAATATTACCAAGAAAATTTATAGAACTAGAAAAATTTCCTACATAATAACTTCCGGAAGAAAAGTATTGATTTTGATTATATAATATAGTTTTCTTTTGTGTATCTGTAAAATTTAATTGGCTACCATAATATTGATTCACCAGCAATGTGTATGTATGAGGAACATATTTATCAGCTGCTGATGATGTTAATGACTGTGTAAAAGCATTTGATTGAGAAATTATATAAAGAGCATCAAATTCTATAGTATCATTTGGTTGTTTTTTTAACATGAATGTATAGAAATCGCCATTTAAATATGGCATTTCAATGCTGGAAATACTGGATGTTGTATGTGATTCTTTAGGAGTAAACTCAAACACCAATTTAGCAGATTGTTCTTGTTTTGTTTTATACAAATAAACTTGCCAATCAACCTTTTTATTTCTTAACTTTTTAATTACAGGAATTCTATCTCTGAAATTATATACCGTAGGATTATTTGATCTAAATGTACATTCTACTGTAGATACACCTGTAAATCTTTCTACAACGGATTGTGTCAATTGATTAAATGTACTTCCACTGTAAAATTTCTGACCAGCAAACAATTTATATTCGCTACCGGTAAAGTTAAATTTAATGTATTGGTTGTTATCAAATTCAGTAGCATATATTACGTCATCAAAGTCATAAAATGCAGTTCTATTAGTCAAAACGTCAGGACTTGTATATTCAACAACATTGATTAGATCTGAAGAAATGCCAAATATACTTCTAATCAAATTAAATGAATCGGATGTACCTTTTGTTTTATAAATGTAAGGTAGGTTGTTTGTTATACGATTGAAAATTGATTTTGCATAATTAAAATATGAAGACGATAAACTTCCTGTTAATTGTGTTTGGTTAAATAATAACTGACTAATATTACTTTTATTAAACTTAACATTTGTAACGTCCCAATTAAAATTATTTAATAATTCTTCTATATAATTCTTTGGATAATGATTGTTATCATTATAATCAATTGGATATGATTTGGGAAACTTTTTGATAAACACCAAAATATTATCAAAGAAGTGACCTACCATTGCTGTGAATTTTACGTAATCACCATATACAGATTCACTTTTAATATAATCTGGTAATTGATAAAATAAACTATTAAAATTATTTTTATCGTAAGTTACACCATCCGTAAGTTTATCATCAATGCTTCCCGTATAATAAAATAAATACGATTCGTATTCATCAAAACTATCCAATAGAGAAATTTGTTCTTTGATAACAATATTCAAATCTTGTGAATACGAAGCTGATATTGATAGATTCGTTGTTGCTGCCGCATTAATTTTAAGAGTATTTTTCGTAGAATTATACGATTGATATGTAACTAATTTACTTTTAGCAATTTTGGTTCTTAACTCAGCAGAGGAAAAATTAATAAAATTATCAAAATTATTATAGTTTATCAACAAATCATTTATTTTTTGTTGTAAGCGAGACTCTGCTGCAAATATGGTATTTGGTTTATTATCTGTAAATACATCATTTGTAGGATTTACAGTTGGTACAACAACGCTAAAATTAACTCCGTTCAAATATACTTTTCTAGAAATAGGAGATGTATATAAATTAGTTTTAAAGTATATTGGCGACAACGATATATTAGATATCCAACATGTATCTTTTAAAGTATACTGAGACGGAAGTGGCTGATCAAGTTTAATTTGGATATTAATTCTGCCATCTACAGGATTTAAATAACTGCTGTGATTTAAAATTTTAACTAAATTACCATTGTCAAAATTTAAAGCATTCTTAAAGAATCCATAAAACTTATCATAGTAATTTGTCAATAACTCAGTTGTTTTTAGAGATATCCAATCGTTAAAAATTATTGTTACAAATACATTTAATATTTCTTGTAAATCAACATTTGTTAATGTGGTTCTTTGAAGGATTGCATCTTGACTTACTTTAGTTACAATTATTTGAAAAGCACTTAGAATTTCATCTTGACTAAATTCTACATCATTATATTGGTAAACAAAGTTTTTTAATTGATCTGATATACCAACAAACTTAACATTTTGATTTATGGTTGAATCTGGATCAACTGATAAATTTATAGTTTTATCATATCCAATATAAATCAAGTTGATATATTCTTGTAACTCAGCGACAGATTTAAAACCTAGTAATTGTGCGTATTTAAAATAATTAAAATTGTCACGTTCCAAATTGAAATTATTATCGATTGGATTTTTATTAATTATAGGAATTATTTCATCTACAATCTGTAAGAATACATACTTTTTATCAGCGAACGATGAAATTTTAACCGAATCTAATCTAGCACTTTCATTTAAAGTTGTATTAAAAGCAAAAGACAAACGAATTTCCGTTCTGCTAGGAGAGATTTCTTTAATGAATAATCGATTGATTAAATTACCAGCAATGTTTTTTACTGGGTTATACAAAGTGTAATATAGACCAGGACTTAATTCGTTTACTCTTAAATCAAATTGTGTATGTAATAATAATTCATTTTCATATAACGCATAATTTGTAAATGGATTTGCTACTCTATATGATCTCTGTACATTATTAATGTCTCGATACTTTGATTCAACAATACTATATGTCGTAGTGGGAATTATTCTATTAAATAAAATTGGTTGTTGATTGCTATTATAAATACTTAATTCAATAATATCGTCGTTTGAATCTCCAAAGAAAGATTCGGAATTCAAAATTTGTTGTTCATACAACGATTGTAAATCGGTAGTTAAATATGAAGCACTTACTATACCGTAAGGTAAATCTTGTTCGTTGATTGTTAAATAATCGTAAGGCATATTATACTAGTGGTAAAAACGGAAAATCGTCGGAGAAATCTGAAGGAACATTTCCTTGGCCAAGTTGTATTCTTAAATTTAGTATTGTGGTTTTCTGTGCGTTGATTACTTGTTTATCATCGTTATTTTCATATTTCTCAACAAGACTATTAACAGTTTCGTTCAAAATTCGATTTTCTGCTAACAGTTCATTATATTGTTGCAATATTTCATTAACGTTGCGTTTTTGTTGTATTTCAGGTGTTTGTAATTCCGTAAAATCCGAGGTATTGGAATCTACAATTTTATTTTCATTATAAACAAACGTTTTTAATGGTATTTTTACATAACTAACGTTTGCATTAACAGATTGTGCAACTGAATATACCAACTGTAGATTTCCGAATGAATCTGTATTATTAGTGAAAGTACCGAAACTCTTGAAATTATCAACTTCATCAACGGCTACATCGTAATTTAATGGGATATTTGCCATATTATCTTGTTATTTTAAATACTTTTTGAGTATCTGTTATATCTATAGTTCCGTCGATATACTCTGTCTTAATAAATATTTTCAAATATCGTTCTTGTGGCAATCCTGTTGTTTGTAACTTGAAATAATTTCCGTTATTAGGTTCACAACTTAACTTTGTATATTGATCAAATCCAATCAAAACTTCTTCGGATTCTGCGTCCTTAATCATATAATAGGAACTCGTAGGAAGATATTTTGGAGTAACCATTGATGGTTGTTGATATGATTTTTGGAAGTTCTTTAAAGGATATCTATCTCTTGCGAATACATAGATCTTAGGTAAACTACCCGCTTTATAAGCATCCTTTAAATAGTTTAGTGTAATTAAATTCTGAATAGATCCTGTAACGGGGTCTAAACTTCCTGTACTAAATACACTGTCGTCCCAAGCTACATCAACATAAGGACTGTAAATTGTATTTGTATCTTTACTAAAGAACTGTAACAATCCGTTTGTTTGTTGTAACGGTGGAGTTGAAAGCTCCAACGAACTTACTAAAATCAATCCTTGATTAGGTATACATCCACATAACCAACCTCTAACAATTCTGGTTATATCCATTGCAACATCACTTTGATTACCGTAACTAAATGATTGACTACAAATTAAACTTGCATTAACTAACGATGGATATTTTGTAGAATTACAAATCCACTTTGGTTTGTTTGTGTATGAAGCAGGAACTTTATAAAACCAAGTACCTCCTTGATTTTCAAAACTAGCACTTGAATACGACGATGTTAATAAGTAATCTATCTGTTGATACTCGTTTGTAATTTGACTTCCATACCAGATACCATCGCCATCATAGTTTTTATAGTTCCAACTCACACCTAACTGTGAACCATCATCCGCATATCTACCATTACCATTATTCCAACTTTGACTTATCGGATAAGCATAAATTTTATAATTTAACGGTAAGTTTCTAGCACCACAAGACTTTAAGTTTAATGTAAATTTTATATTGGATCCACTAATATTATTATTTGAGATAGATTTACTCAATTCAGTTATATCAAACTTAACAAGTGTTCTAGAAAACTCAGGATAGTTCAAATATGTTGCTGTAGACGGTTGAGTAAAAGATCCACTGTATTGGCCTTTGAAATACCCAATAAAATTTCTAACATCTGTATATGATAATTTACTGGACGTTAAAGTTTCTATATATAACTTAGAATTTGAACCACTAAAACTTCCTGTAAACGATCCTGAATTAAAAGCTCTTACCGGAGAATAAAAACTGGAGCTACACGGTATGCCTGTATTTGATTTACCTAATAGTTTACCTCTTAAATTTTTAAAGCTGCCTGTACCTGTCAAAGATGCTGTTAATGGACTTGTTGTATATGTCCGTTTGTTTACTTTTAATTTTGTAAAAAAGCTACCGACTCTTACAGATCCAGAAAAACTACCTGTACTCCAACTACCTGTAAAAAACGAATAACTTGTTATATTCATACTACCAGTAAATGATCCAGATGCATAATTGGCAGATCCAGAAATATAAAGTGGTTTTTTTGGATTGGATGTTACATTAGATAATCTGCCTGTAAAATTAGCAATAAACGCTGTATTTGGTATTACAGATGAATTCAAAGAAAACGCATACCATTTGCTTCCTGAATATATACATAATGACGAGGTGGTATAAGCTAACCAACCTTCGTTACCATATGACGAGGCCGTTACTGGAGCTGTATGCCAGTTTGGATCTGTATATTCGGTCGTTGTGCCTTTATTAGAGGCATAAATTTCTAAGATCTCATCGATTCCAAAATTTTTATCGATAAATTCCGAAGAATTATTTATGTAGGTGTCATGTGATGGATAAATAAATGTATGCATATTATACTACAAGTCCTTTAATGTCAGAGTCAATATATTTAACTTCAAATATAGCTGGATCTTTTGGTGGATATATGATATTATTTTGTGTTGCAATGTTTATATCATATGCAACGGATGAATAACTACCATCGTCAATAGTTAAATTGTTGATTATAATCTCACTTACCGATTGTACACCTTCATTTTGCATTATTTCAAAATTGATTTGGCTAAGATTAATCGGTTGATTAAAACTCCAGTTATCGATAGAAAAAAAGCTCTTCACAGATTGAATACAATTGTTTAATACTTCTGATTTATTAAATCCTTTAAATACAGTGATTTTAAATCGTACTCCTATATTGATAATATAACCATCTATTATGTTAATCTTATCAGTCAAGATCTTATAGTTCTGTAAATATGTAATTAAATTTTGAAGTGTAGCTGGATTAATTTGTGTTAGATTTTTATTTGAATTGTATCCCAACAAATACAAATTATTTGTAAATGGGTTATTCGATTGTAAAAATTTTCTTCTATCTAATGGATTTAAAGGTGTTAAATCAACAGTAGAATTGTTGTTTGTATTCACTACGCCTGTAATAAATCCATTATATTGTACTTCTCTTGTTAAATTGCTTTGTATATATGCTTTTGCAATATTTCCCAGTTGTGGAGGTAACGCATATACTCTCAATAAGAAATCGTCTTCAGTAACCATACGATTTTGTGTAGAAAAATTCAATATTGCATTCTGTCTGATTTCTTCATCTGACTCAGCATCATCTCCACCAGTTGAAGATTCTACGTTGTTAACTCGTAATGAGTTTTTAATTGTATTTAATAACGTAACTTCACTGTCGGTTAGTGATGTAACGTCGTTTAAGTAAGATGATGCAATTATACTCTTAATTTCACCTGAGTTAACATTAGAACTTAATCCCCCACCAATTATATATACAACTGTCAATGTAGTATTAGATGGAGAAACTCCGTATGAATTTGCCTTTAATATATTTGTGTTATCTAAAGAAATATTTAAATTCTTTAAGTTCGAAAGAGATACTCCGATGTTAGTCGGATTTGGAATTATAATGGTATTATCATAATTTTCCGTATTAGCACCGAACTGAATAGTTGTTTGATTATTTTCATCAATTGTAGTTACAAATCTTTTTTCAGTTCTTAAATATTTCAAAACCTTCGGAGTTTCATTTCGATATTGTGAAAGTGTTTGATTATTTAAAGGTACGTTATCCAATTCGATTGGAATTGTATCTTGTGCTAAATAATCCACTTCATAATAGTTTATATTATTTAGATCTGTTACACTAACAATTTTTAGAACATTGGTTTCATCTAATTTTATACTGTAAAACGGAATTTGTTCATTGACCGAAAATTGTCTTACAATTAAGGTACCAGAATAAGCTTTTGTTGATTTTTTAATCAAATAAAACTGAGGAGCTCCTGTATTATCGCGACTATAAACTGTTATTTCTCTAGGCGAAAACTTTGTGTCTTGGCTAAAATCAATACTTTCTTCTATAATAAAGTTAACGCCTGATACACTCGTTAATTGTGTAAATGGTTTTAATATCAAACAATATCGTTCATCTGGACTATATACATTATCGTTTGAACGGGTAGCTGGTAACAACTGAAATACATCTACCATAGTAGAAGAAGCAGACGATACTTTTGGTTTATAACCTAAAGATTTAGCTCCGTTTATAATATTTCTACGATCTTGTGCAAATTGTAAAAAACTTTCAAAAAACTGTTGATCCGTATAATACGAAAGTACGTCACCAACATAGGCAGCTTGTTCAATAAAAATTTGACCAGGTGAACTTTCACTAAAATCTTTATAACTTTGTGGGTAATATTGTTTAGTAAAGTCGATTAGTTGTTGACGTAAAGATGCGAAATCTCTATTAAGATAATTAATATCTTTTGTATTTGCATTAAACGTTTTATTAATTAATTTTGACATTATATTCTATTACCTTCCAAATTGAGCTCAGTTTTACTTATAGTGTTGTTGTATCTAAATGTAATACTTACAAATATTGAATTTCTATCATTATTTTCAGGCTGTTGTGGAGATAATTCCACATTCAGAATGGTTGTACCATTAATATACTTGTCAACATCCCGTTGTATTACATCTACAATCATTTCGTTTGTAACGTCACTTTCAATTGGTTGAAACAGTAAATTATATAATCCGGAACCAAAACTATTATTAAATCTACGTTCGCCCGGCATGGTCAATAATAAATTTTGTATATTGTCAGCTATCTGAGAAATAGTATCTTTATTGGTTGCAAAATATCCCTCATTACCAAGTTGTATTGGTAAAGATAAACCTATTGCTTTTTTAGGAGTTGACATTATTCACCTTATTTATCGCCTTTTTTCTTGTTTACCGCTTGCATTAGAGATCTATAATCTCTGTTAATAGCATTGTATACGCTTTTAACTGGTTCAGGAGCATTTTCAGGTACTTTGGTTTCTGTAATAACTTCTTGTGTACCACCTCCATATCCACCCATCATACTAACCATACTGCCTTCTTGTGGCACACCACCCGTGGTTTGGTTTAAAATATCATTCAACATTGGGTTACTGGTATATTTTACAAACTTCTTCGTGGGCTTAACTTGTTCCTCAACAACATCTGATTCATTCATCACATCCAATTCTTTTAGAATTTGTTGTTCCAACTCAGAATCTGATGATTTTTTCTTGGCTTGAATGACTTCTTTAGAGAATATTTCTGCCAATTGACGTTTAAGTTCAGATTGTACTACACTTCGTACCTCTTGTTGTACGGTTTTCTTAATAAATTCTTTCAATATATCTATTTTCATATTATTATATATAATTATTAACCCAAATTAGATTTAGGTAAATTTAATAATGATTGTGCGCCTTTTGTATCAGATGGTCTGGGTATCTTGATAGTTTTGATACGTGGCATACTAGGTGGTTTTGGTATATTTGGCTTAGGCATTCCTTTTTGGACACTGGCCAATTTAGCTGCCGCAGCTCCAACGGCTCCTCCAGTAACAGCCCCAATTGCAGCACCTTTTCCCCCCCCAACTATTCCTCCTATTCCAGCTCCTAATCCACCTCCGACTAACGCTGCTCCTGTTACACCACCAACGGACAATCCAGCACCAAGTGCGGTACCACTTAATCCGCCTATTAATGCTCCTTTACCACCCCCAGCTAATGATCCCACACCGGCTCCAATAGCACCACCTAATATTCCATTTTTTAATCCTTTAACTAAATTAGATGTGGATTCAACCATACCTGTTTTAGCATTTACAAATTTATCATTTCCAGCTATAGATTCAGGACTAAACTTATCAGGAGACCAATCTTTACCCAAACCATCTGGTTTAATACCTTTAGGATTGAGTTTATCAAATACTTTACCAGCTATACCACCCGTAATCAATCCAGCGCCTGCACCAATTAATGCACCTTTTCCCCCACCGGCTAAAGCTCCAATACCCGCGCCTAAAGCCCCTCCGCCAATTGCACCTTTAACTCCTGATGAAAGATTACTAAGTACTCCCCCAGCGGATTCTTGAACACCACTAACTGCACCTTGTGCCTGTACAGCGGCTCCTTCTAATGCACCTTGTGCTTGACCCACTGCACCTTGAACTTGTGATGTTAACCCGCCGGCTGCACTTTGTACTTGAGACACAGCATTAGATGCTGCGCCTTGCGCTTGTGAGGTTGCTTGTTGTGCTGCATTTGCATCTAACCCCTTTACTTCTTGTGTTGGAAGTTTTATGTTAGGATTATCTACTACAGGAGCTTTATTAGCAACTCCTGATATCGTTTGTGTAGGCGGACCTGGTAAAGCTGGATCTGGATCAGGTAAAAAACAAGCAGGAACATTCTCTTTTTTCCAAGTTCCAGACGAAATATTTTTATCTAAATCGGATTTGATCGATTTCAAAAAGTCATTAATTTTAGTTTCAGCTCCTTGCAAATTAGAATCGTAACTTGATTCGGGTAGTCTATTATAATTTGTCTGAAATTCAAAATATGAGGTGAAGAATAAGGCGGCCAAAGATTTGGTCAATAGGGTAGGATCTCCGCCCAACGACGACACTTGAGCAATACAATCTAATTTATCTCTAACTGTTTTTTTAAAAATATCCGTTTCTTCTAAATTTATTATAATATTACCTTTCATCGTGGTTATACCCGTGATAGGCGTTTTTATTTGATATGCGTCGGTGATATATAAATTATTTATTGAAATTATTCTAGTAAGTTTTTTAGTAAGATCTTTTTTATAAGTACCAGAACTAAGTTTAACATATCCATTTTGTTCCAGAGATGTTAAATCTGTATAATTTTTATAAAATTCATCCCAAGTAAGGATTTGTTTTGGATTCGGAATGGCGTCATTATAGTTAATAGAATCTACATAAAAATTATAATTATACTTATATTTTTTATATGATGGTATGAATAAAAAATTTCCACTTGGCAATGTTCTGCCAGAACCTGGTTGTAAATTGCCAAATATATCTACTATTTGTAATGCCATATATTAATCCTCAAATTCAAATTCAACTTGTACTGGACCTTCACGACGATTTCTACCTTTGAAATCACCCACAACTCCAGCTCCTGTAACAGTATTAATTTCCACCGGATCTTTACACTCACCACCACTTCCAGTTGGTTTAACACCATTACTACCAGGAGCATATCCACCACCTGTAACGAATACTCTTCTGCTTAATGTTTTATGTAGATTATCTCTTAACAGTTTAAGCTTAATTTGTTGTACGGGTATTTGTGTTTGATCTGGATTTGCATCATTCGTATTTTCCGCGTCTATTTTACCAGCGTCTTGATGGCCATGTGGATGTGGATGAACGTGATGATACCAATGTACATGATCCAATAGCCAGTTACAAAGATCATACATCCAATCTACAGTTGTTTGACCCAATAACGCTGGTTCATTAGTTTCACCATATTGTCCTAAAAATATTTGCGGAGCATTTATAGTTGCTGTATTATTAGTAGTTATAACAACTTGATCATTAGCATCAACTGTATATTCACTATCTGTAGCAACAGCATAACGTTTTTTACTAAAATGAAAAGTCTCTGCAAATCTGCTACTCAATATTAAACGGTCACTATTAATAACAATCTGATCGCCTGTCAATGTTGGAAATTTAAATTGAGTAGATCCGTTTGGATTAAATCTTTGTTGTTCCTCCGTTGGTTTTTTATCTCCGGTAGTGCCGAAAATACTTTTATACACTGTGGTTTGCCATGCACTTACTGTATATCCACTAGTTAATTGTATTGTACTACCATCATTATTTACATCTTCATCTATTTGACCACCGTAATTTTTTTCCCACGGTGAAATCTGAGGAATCGGGGGTAATTTAGGATGTAACTGTTGTGATTTTTTCTGTGCAATATTACGTTGGCGATTACGTATAGTTAACTTAGGGTTTCCATAACCACCTTCAGTTGAGTCTTTCAATAAGTTACCAACAAGAGCATATGAAGAATATGCTCCCTTATCATTAAAACGATCATCATCATAAGCACTAAATCTAATAGACTGGCCAAATCTACTTTCAAAAACGGTGTCACCTTCGAATTTTCTAATACTACGTATGAACGGATTTAATATGAAATAATTTCCAAAGTACCCATTTTGATTTATTGATAAAAATGCCGGATGACAAACGTAACTTTTTCTGTTAGGAGGTTGTAAATATGGAATTGCACTTTTATTATTATCACTGTTTGATTTTTCTGTTACAAAGTCTCCATTTGTACCCAAATAATTTAGTTTATTAAATGGTTTTGTATAATAATATGTGTCTCCAACTTTTAATATCAAAACCTGTTCATTTATCAATGGTAACTGTGTAACTGAATTATCCATTGCAATTGCCCACGGTAACTTCTCATATGCTGTTTGTTGTTCTTCTCCCAGAATACGAATTTTAGCTCTACCAATATAACTATAATCTACATCCGATGGTGACGGTATTACATTTTCATAGTTAATTGGTAACTGTTGATATTTTATTGTTGGAGGTGGTTGTGAATTAACATTATCAGGCGTTTTTCCAAAGAATGGGTGTTTGTCATCTAAGATAATATCTACGACAACTGCTGGTTTTAAAAAATTAGTATCAAACCCTTTAAGGGATGACATCATATTTGATAACTGATTGTTTGTGTTTTTAACTATGGTTGATATATTCGTACTCATTATTAATTACCTTTACTGATCGTTATAACTTCATCCATCAATTGTTTACGTTCATCATCACTGAGTATCATAGATGATCCTTCTCCCGTAGACTCACCTTTAGCAACCAACCGTTGAACCACAGCTGCTAATTTTACTAACTGTTCATCATTTTTAATCCCAATATCATAATAATCTTTTATAAGTGGTACTACGATTATAGCATCATTGACAGTTTTAATCAAAGTACGTAATTCGGAAATCAAAATATCAATTTGATCCTTTTTATTTTCTGAATTTTTTACTATGTCTTTACAAAGACCAGAAAAATTCTTTCCTTTGTAAATTTCAAAATTTAAGTCCATATAACTATAAATAGAAAAACCACCCCGTTTGGAGTGGTTTTATTAATTAATTAGATTTTATAATGTTCCTTTATTACTATAATTTTTCATTACTATATTTTGATAACTTTTCATTTTATTTATTACTTTTGTAATTTGTTGTGTTTTACAGTTACTGAGTTCTCTAATATAGAGATACAATGTTTTCTTATTAAAATTCTCAATTCTTTCACAATTTCTAAATAATTCAATGACGGCGTATGCGATATTTAAATCTTTCTGCTTATTAAAAATTTTTGTAATATTAGATTCCCAATAATTTACCATGAGTTTCATGAATTCTTGTGTCTGAACATCTTTATGATGTGCGTCTTCAGTTTGTAAACATACAGAAGATTCACTTGGAGTGTCGCTTATATCTACGTGTTGATTGAATCGTTTATAATTATTGTTATTGTGGAATATTAAATAATTCTTAGCTACTATACTAAAATAACTAAATGCTTTACCTTTTCCGGCTTGAAATTTATGGATGTTTGTTACTAAATGTGACACAGTTTCTTTTTGAATTTCAAGAGGACTATTGTCAAAATAAGTGAATTTGAATGTATTGAATATATTTTCAACTAGTTTATCAAAACTAAACTTTATTTTCGTTTCATATATTTCATTTCGTTTGTGGTTATCATCTTCACTATTATACTCAATAATAGCATCCTCTGTCTTTTTAGAAAAATAAATTTTTTCTTTTTTGTTTCTACCACGACGTTTTTTACGTTCTCCATTAACATCAAACTGGGATTCTTCTTCTGTAGATTCCTTTTTAATTAATTCCTGTTTAATAGTACGAGGAACTTCTATGTTAGAAATCGATTTTAAAGATTTACGTGGTTTTTTAGATGGCACTAAAACATCGATGGTAATTTTTGGTTTTTTAACATGTGTCACTACGTTCTTAGGTATAGTACGGATCTTCTCCTTGACAATGCTATTTGTCTTAACTGAAGTAACTTTTTCAATCTTATTATAAGATTTCGGTTTTGTTTTTTTCATTAAAATCGGTGGATTCGGTGGTATCATCGTTTTGAATTCTAGTATTTGTTAGTTTGATGATATTAAGTAAGTCTGTAAACAGAACACCAACATCATCGTCTTTTTCAAATATACCTCTATTATCAATAGACTTCAACTTATTATAAGTATTTTTTATCAATAACTTAAAATCTACCAACCAGTTTTCTAATAAATCAATCTGATTAAATGTCTTTTTAAGAGAGATTACCAAAAAAATATTTAACATCGTTGATAATAACAATGCTATTAATAATATATATATCATCGATTTAATTCTTCGTTGGTTTCTTCATCGTCACCTAGTTCTATATATTCTGAAATATAGTCTATAGATTCTTGAATCAAATCCCAATCGGATGTATCAAATCCACGTTTTAAATTTTTGTACAATTGTAATATTTCTGTTTCGTCCATATACGTATAAGTACATAGTCAAATGAAAAAATAATTAATTTTTTTATTTTAAAAACTAAACATTCCTCTAACTCCACGTGTGTTCATTGGCTTATTTACACGATTTTCAATAGGCTTCTCCACTTCAATAGACTTCTCCACTTCAATAGACTTCTCCACTTCAATAGACTTCTCCACTTCAATAGACTTCTCCACTTCAATAGGCTTCTCCACTTCAATAGACTTCTCCACTTCAATAGGCTTCTCTACAACTGATTGATTAGTTTCCTTTATAGGATCGTCAGTTTTAATTGGGGGTTGATTATTATAAATCTTATAATTTTTATCACCTTCTAAATAAACCTTATTTGTGCTTATATTATACGCCAATAATAATACGACAGCGAGTGGATCAAATACCGTAATAAGTACTATAATAAACCACTTAACAACGTTTTGAATTGTGGTATTAAATTGATCAGCTACAAATTTAAAAGTGGTAATATCTTTCTTTTGACTGTTATCAACTTTTAGTTTAAAGATACTTTCATCCAATTTTGACATCTTATCACTTGAATTTTTTAACTTGTCGTTCTCAACGTCCAACTGTTTGTTTAAATCTCCTATTTGATCGTTTATTTGATTTTGGATATTTTGTAATTGAATTGGATTTCTAGCTATTAACGCATTAGTTAACACTTCGGTTAATCGTGACTCTTGTGAACTTCTCAGTACGTAAATTTTATCTATAGATTTCTTTGTAGCTTCTATTTTACTGTTTTCTTCCAATTTTTGTGTTTCTAAAGTAACAATTTTATTTATAGATAATTCAGTTTCCAACGAAGATTTTTGAAATGCAGCTGTTAAAAATCCAAATACACCAAGAGACGTAATTCCCATCAATGCAAATATAGCTATAACCATATAAGTTTTCATTAACATGTTAGCTTTATTCCAATATCTAAATAGCCACGACGTAGTAACTAACTTGCCTAATTCTAGAGAAGACGCCATTACCATAGCCGCAATTGTGGCTCCTGAAAATAATAATCCTATGCCATAAACACTGAAATAAGCTGCACATCCAGCTATCAAAAATGATGTAAATAGTACTATGTGTTTAAATTTTATCATATATATAAATATCTATAAAATAAAAACCCCGTTAATTTAATAACGGGGGTTAATATAACATTGATTGAATCTTAATTAATCAATCTTTACTTTCTTACTCGTCGGCACCGTTGGTTTCAACTTATTAAGAGTGACTGTCAACAAACCATTTTCAAATTTAGCCAATGGTTCGTCTTTATCAATGATATCGCCTAACGTAAAACTACGTTTGAAACTACTATGTTTTAATTCTCTGCGAATGTATCTACGATCTTGTAGATCTGTATCTTCTAGCTTTCGAATCTTTTGACCACTAATAGTAAGTACGTTTTCTTGTACATCAACCGATACTTCTTCTTTAGAAAGACCGGGAATTTCTGCTAGAATTTCTACCCGGTCATTGTAATCAACAACATCTACACGGGGATAACTTTGTTTTTCGAAGAAACCAACGCCTAATTCTTTATTTAGTTCTGGAAAATGTGCCGCGAATACTTCATCGAATACACGGTCAAATGGCGTTAAAAACTCATCACGATCAACGTGACGTAATGTAAACGGACTATATTTAATTACTGACATATATTTACCTTTCTTTTAATAATTCTATTGAACTTATTAACCTAATAGCCTCACTCGAGCACTATAGTAGATGATGTCTACGAGATCACCATCTAATAATATATATAATTCAGATTTGGAAAGATGTCAAGATTTTTATTTCAAATTATTTATTATTCGATACCCCATACTTATCCGATTCGTATTCGAATAAACACAGTGCCAAAGAAGTTCATCTTCTTTGTCTGAAATATTAAAATATCTAGATGTCCAACCAATATTATCTTTATCAATTATTATTTCTTTAGTATCAGTATCTCTATATTTGAAATATGAATCTCCGTTTTCAGAATATGTAATATAACATCGTAAATATGGCGTATCGGCATTCGTATGCCATCCCATATAACCATTTTTAGGATATAAGAAGTTGCCGGATAATAAAATAGAACTATTTATAAATTTGTTTTGTAAAAAATATACAAACTTTGAATTATATTTTTGTAAAAAATAGTTAAAATTAATTTTTAGATTAATTAACTGTGAATTATTTTGTGCTTTATCGAATAAATTGAATTGATTTTGATTTAATATTTTTAATAAATTTTTATCAGAACATATATGTTCATTACTTGAATCAATTTTAATTTGATTATCAATTTTTAGAGTTTTAAATTCATTTATAAAATCATCCAAAAATTGTTCTTTAATACTTTCCCGATAAAACTTCATTTTATATAACATTAAATTATTTTATCATTTCTTCATATGTAGTCAGTATTGGAGGAGATATATGATTTAAGTCAACTAATTTTGTACAACTACACATAGATGATAATACTGTATTAGGTAAATCTCTTAACTCTTGCTTTACACGTTCAATTTTTTGTAATTTTTCTATATTGGATAAACACTTTAACTGTACAGAATCTAATTTTTCAAGTATTTGATTTCTTCGACATCTTATTAAACTCAAAATTACTTTCTTTGCAATTTCAATATTGATTGATATAGATTTATTTTTAAAATCAAAAACATAAGCGGGTAAAAAAATTAAATTAGGATCGGTTTTTAACACAAACTCATGTTGTTTATCCATAACAATTGCTTTATTATTCAAGATAGCTTCATTTAATTCATCGAATGTATGAACAAATAACGTATAACACGGTTCTGCATTCTTATTAACCCAGTATGCGTGTTTAAACTCTTCCATATTTATCTAAATACAACAAAAGAATTATAATCAGGAAATTGTGCAGTATTAAAATAATAATCGTCACCGTCACCGGGTGTACCAGCATGCCATCCGGTAAATACAGTTACTCTAAATCCATTCAATGTTCTATTACTCACAACACTAGTTCCCAAATCACCTTCAAATTTTACAGATGTTCCTCCTCCAGTCCCCCCTGCAGAAATATCGGCTGGTGTATCCCAACTACAGTAAGACAATACTGTATAGTTAGCATCAATACATGGCGTTGTAAATACAACATCACAATATACACCCGGATTTTGAGAGGCGACGCTTGGTTGGGTTCCGGCACGCGTTATACTACTAATATTATATTTAGAAAGTGGAGTTATGCCTCCAACTGTTCCTGTCCAAGATGCAAATGCAAATGCAGTTGGATTTCCACCACTTCCTAACGGGGCCAAATAACTTGCTGTTAAAGCATAACTGCCACTTACAGAGTAACTAGAAGTACCATTGAATGATACTTTTTTACCCGTACCTTTAAAATTTGTAATATTATCGATTCCTCTAAATGATCCGGTAATTAAAGATCCTTTTGATCCTATTACTTTTCCATAATGACTGCCACTGAAACTACCACTAGCTTTGGTATTTTTGCTTAATATTTGTCCCCAGTAACTTCCACTGAAGCTGCCACTAGCTTTACCTTTAAAACTACCACTGAAGCTGCCACTAGCTACGGTATTTTTGCTTAGTAAACTGCCATAATGACTACCGCTAAAACTGCCACTAGCTTTACCTTTAAAACTTCCGCTAAAACTGCCACTAGCTTTGGTATTTTTGCTTAATATTCGGCCCCAGTAACTGCCACTAAAACTGCCACTAGCTACGGTATTTTTGCTTAGTAAACTGCCATAATGACTACCACTAAAACTACCACTTAATTTTCCTTTAAAACTGCCTGTAAAACTACCACTGAATCTTCCTAAAAAACTGCCTGTATAAGAGCCTGTTAGTTTGTTAAGTCCATTTTTTAAATCTGCTAAAGTACTACGTCTTGAAATTAAACTAGAACCAGATTCAACAGTAAGAAAAAAATCATTAGCATCAAGATTTTGATATCTTACAAGTTTACTTACCTTAATTGGGACTACATTTAAATTATTACAAGGACTTGGCATATATTATATAAGTATCAAAGATTGTATAATAAAATTTTATAGGTAGTGCCGTTAATTTTAACAGGCAAATAATTACTGGTTACAGATCCGGCTGTATTTGCTAAAGTCAACGATCCTGTAAATCCAGATTGAATATTTAAACTGCCTGTAAACGAACCTTTATAAGAACCATTTACAGTTCCAAAATAAGTTATCAAACCACTACAAGTAGCTTTTTTAGAATAATAAACGTTGTTTACGGAATCAAATTGTGAAATTGCAATTAAATCATTATTATTAATACCTGTAGAAGCGGCTAACTGACTTATTCTCAGCGTTTTTACGTTTAAATTATTACAAGGACTGGTTGCCATATATTATAAGTATGTTATTTATTTATAATAGAACTTAATTTTCCATAAAGTAGGATCTAGTGTTACTGAAGTTCCATCAGATTTTTTATTAACTGTCCATCCATTATTTAAACATGAAGCTCCTAAATATGTAGGATTAGTCCATGATGTAATAGCAGTATGTTCATTATTAGTACTTGAATCGTATATAGCCACAGCTTCAACTTCATCATATCTAATATATCCCGCAGTAGGATCTCCTCCGACATCACTACATATTAGAACCGATCTAAAATAATAAGGTGTTGAACCCAATGAATGTGCATATGTGTATGATGATCCTTTATATGTAGATGCCACATTTGGAGAAGTTTGAGTTAAAATTCCAAGTGGATTTGGAACATTACTATTTAAATAACTTGCAGTAGCAGCATAACTTGCAGTAACAGCACGACTACCAGTACCCCAAAAACTTACAAATATATTTCCTTGTTTTCTGAATCCAGTTGGACCGCCAAAGAAACTTCCAGATAGTGATTGGGCAGTTAACTTGCCTAATTGTAATTTAGCTGTACACACATATGTGTCAATACCATTCCAATAAAAATTATTATAATCTCTAATAGATTTAGTTCCATCCCAAACCACTAAGTTATTAGGATTGCCCAAATTACTCGATGTAATTGGATTGGTCCAATTTACGTCGTAATTTGTACCTGAATTTTTAGCTAAAAGTTGATATCTGGTACCGGCGGTTGGTATACCATTTATAATGGTTCCTCCTGTAGCCGCATAAGCAGCCGTAAGAGCTTGATTTGCATAAGAAGAAGTTCCGTAAAAATATGCGGATGAAACGCCACCATTTGGTGTTGTAGTAGTATTACCACTTTCTAATACTTTTGTTGTGGTAGAATTATAAACGTCTCCGGTTAAATTACCGGTTACATTTCCAGTTAAACTACCGACAAATCCCGTATTTGCAGTAATTGTTGTACCTATAATAGTTGTAGCAGACGAAGCGCCTACGGTGGCGCCATCGATGGTACCACCATTAACATCTATAGTACTAAATGTACTTGTTCCAGTCGATGTTATATTTCCGAGAATTGTAGAAGAAAACGTTTTTGAACCACCTACAGTTTGTGTACCCGAAGTTCTTACTACAGTAGAATCAACCACTAAAGATCTGTTTGACGTTAATATACCACCACCGCTTAATCCGTCTCCGGCAGTTATAGTTATGTTAGTTCCTGTAGAGGTACCATATACATTTCCATAAAAACTACCTGTAAATTTATTATTGACGTTTGTAAATTTTACCTGATTAATAAACGGATTGAAACTAGCAGCGCTTAAAATAGAACTTGTTAGCGCTGCATATGAGGTACGCTTAGTAATGCCGTTAGACTGAATTAAAAATTCATCTGTCGCGCTAATGATTGATGTAGCGGGTAAAGTAGAAATTAATCGTCCGTTATTAGATAATACTGCCATAATAATATATAAATATAATTAATGCAGAGTTTTAAGTTTTTTTAATACAAATTTGACTAATCCACTTCTTACAATATCCTCTTCATCGAATTTAAAGACGTATACACCGTTATTACGACTTTCTTCATCGTCAAATATATTCAACATAGGTACAAATCCACTTTTACCATTAATATCACTTTGATCTGGATCACCACAAATGAATAATTTACTAAATTCACCCACACGCGTGATTAACGTAGTAAGTTCTTTTTTAGTCATGTTTTGTGCTTCGTCTGCTACAATACATTTAGCATTCCAACTTAATCCACGTAGAAAGTTTATTGGAAATCCGTGAATACGTTCTTCTTTTTTTAATTTTTCAATATCGTGTTTTGGTACTAATTCTTCTAACTTATCAATAAGTGGTTGAATATATGGACTCATTTTTTCATCCATTTCTCCTGGCAAAAATCCCAACTTACTATCGCTGCTTTCAACTATACTTCTAACATATATTATTTCACTTATTCTTTTTTGATTCAATAAGTTTAAACCCGCTAATATTGATGTATATGTCTTGGCAGTTCCAGCTGGACCAGAAATAAAGACACATTTTGTATTTTTGTGTTGTAATAATTCTAAAAGTTCAATTTGTTTCGGTGTTAATATACGATTATCAATTTTAATCGAATCTTTAATTTTTGCGTCTTGATGAACTTTTGGACTTGTATCTGATTTCTTGTTGTTTTTGTTCATGTTGTTCTATTTGTTTTTTTAATTTAACTAACCGATCACAAAACTCATATTGTTCAGTTTTAATATAATACTCAAAAATATTATCTATATTATCTTTGAAAGCGGATTGATCTAATATGACGATAAAATCAGAATCTTCAAAGTTAAATACCTCTACAGAAGAAAATCCATTGCTTAGTGCGTATTGCACCGATAAAACAATTTGTTCTGTCAATTTGACTTTGTTATTCTGTATGAAGATTTCCATTTCTTCATAATCAGATGGCAAAGTCAGTACATGAAATGATTCTGTCATTCACTTAATAAATATCAATCATAAACTAAAAAAGACGTTACGTTAGTAACGTCTTTCAAACAAATTATAATCTTGATTTACTTAGGTGTCTTTTTTGACTTGGTGGGTTTAATATCAGACATTTCTTTCTTTGGTAGACTAGTATTTTTCAAATTCTCAAGAACTTTAAAACCTACATTCTTCCATGAAGCACGGGTTCTAGCACTTGCAAATTTGTATGTATTACCAATAGTCAATAGCTTTGCTATTTCTTGATCGCTAGTAGCCCTAGCAATTTTTTCCTTTAATCCAAATATTTCAGTATTCATTATTTACCTTTCGTTTCAACGATTTCAAGCTTACTACCATCTGGCCAACGTGCAATAACTTTGTTCCAATGATCGTATTCGGGCTTAGCTTCGTCCCTATTCTGATATTCTGAATCTGAAACTCGCAGACCGTTTCTGATAACGACATACTTTGATTGTCGTTCGTTTGATATAATATTCTTGGCTAACATATTTACAACTACATTGTGTGTTTAATAATTGGTATACATATAATAGTCAAAGATTACCAGCCTTAGACTATAATCTATTAATACATACATTTAGAACGTTGTCAAATTTAATTTTAATCAAATAATTTAAAATAACTAAAATTCACATGGTACAGATATATATTGTTAAAATATGAACGATATCGTAAAATTTACTGACACAGAAATGCAATCTATTGATAAATTACAATTAGGTTATCAACAATCTATTTATACATTAGGACAATTAGAATTGGAAAAAACAGACTTGGAACAACAGTTACAAGACTTGAAAAATAAACGAACCGAAATATTTGATAACTGGAAAAAACTCCAACAAAAAGAATCTGATATTCTAAATTCCTTGAGCCAAAAATATGGCGACGGTAGTCTCAGTTTGAAAGACGGTACTTTCAAACCAATAGTTAAATAATAAAAAATTAAACCCGGTTTTAACACCGGGTTTTGTTTTACTTAGTTGGATCTCCAGCTGAAGCTTCTTCTACGATAGCTTTAATCTCACTTTCAATCTCTTTCATTCGATCTTTGTATCCACTAGCTACATCCTTAAAATCTTTTCTAACATGTAAAAGATCTTCGGTTAATTGATACACTTTCTTTTCAGCCTCGGCCTTTGTTAGTTTAATATTACTCATAACTTTTTTAAATCTATAATTTTGGTTACTGATTCTATCGGTATATAACTAGTAACATAATTACCCGGATCTACATTTTTTAAATCAGGTAACTTACTCTTATCTATTACAACCACTATACCTTCTCCCTTGTCTCTGTAGTTGACCAACGCAAACCTAGCTGCCAATTTAAAATCACTCGCTAGATAACTACCCACAATGTTTCTGGTATTTCCTCTACCTCTCGACGTAACTTTACCAGTACTCTTTAAGATATTATACTCTTTTTCAGACATTCCTCTATAAAGTTTAGAACTGTCGATTGGAATTTTATCCAATTCATCCGCAATATATTGCAATTTTCCAGTTGGTTCCCATACTAGATAATCATATATGCTTGATTCGTATAATAAACTATATCTTTTCATCATTATATAAATATACACATTCAAAATATAAACTTTGAATAAAAAAACCCCGGGCCAATAACGGCGCCGGGGTCAACTAAATAACCCATTGGGTTATAAGATAAAATGGTGGAGATGGCGGGGAGTCGCACCCCGCGTCCATAAAAAATTATTACTGCCAGACTACACGTTTATATATTTTAAATTGTTGGGAAGTAATAATTAAAAATATCTAAAAATATTACTCTTAAGATTTACCATTTTCTCAGCCATTTACGCAAATCAAATATTTGGCCCAGTCCAATAATTTACACCCAATACAACTATCAGACTTCATTGTATTGAATGTGCAACAACTTAGGCTGCAAGGGCTACAACGTCATCATAAGAGAAGTCATAGCTAACTACGTTATCTTCAGCAGTTAATTTTCAATAGAACTTTTAAAGAGGCCAACTATTATCCTCTACGTGCCTAACAATAGATATTTATCTATGTCGAATCTACACATCCCCATAAAATTTTAAAGAACTAATTATAAGTAGTTAACTTTTTGATAAATATCAGAATCAAAATGATGTTCATACCAAGAACTAACATTTTCCCCATAGTAATTTATCCACCTATGTGCCGATTTTCCTATCCAAAGTTCCATCTCAACCTTATTATCAAAATAAAATGATTTAGAACGTGTCAAATTAGGCAGTGTATTTATATAACTGGCACTGCCCCACCAAAAGTTTCCAGAATAATAATTTCTATATTCATAATTTAAAAATTTAAAACTCGTTAAATATAAAGATCCACATAAATCTGATTTATCTTCTATTAAATTTAACAAAGAAATTTTCCATTTTTCAATAACAAAATATTCTAAACAATGTCTCCAAGAGGTCACATTTTTGTATACAAAATCAGACGGTTGCCTAGATGATCCCTTTGTATGATAGTACAAAATATAACTGCTTGGATTTAGCCTACAATAATTTTGCAAATTACACAACGTATTAAATTCTAGATTATTATCTGTATATCTTACAATTTCTATCTTAACATCCGAATCCAGATTGTCAATTTGTTTTTTAAATTTATAATAGTCATCATGTGATTTTGAATATACCCCAAAATATATTTTGTCAGCCCGAGTGTATAATCCTGAGTTTTTTAATTTTAAAAGTTGTTCATTAACGATTGTATTCCAATCATTGTCCAAATAGTTGTGTACAAACACAGCAACATTTGTATTTTCTAATATTCCAATTCCTCCCCATGAACTATAACTAACATCTTTTACTATATTATGAAACAAGTTATCCGCTTTGTATAAATTAGTTTTTTGGTCATGAAAATATTCATACGTTTTTTTATAAAATTTCTTAATATCATTCCATAAAATATCCACGTTAATATTATTTTTTTTATTTTGATCACTACTAATGATATCGTGAAATCCAATATGGCCATCAGAGGCTAAAAATTGTTTGTATTTTTCATAGTCACTTTTAACTCCGTCGTAACTATGATCACCATCAATAAAAATAAAATCAAATTTAATTCCCAAAGACTTTATAAAATTAACTGTGTCATTTGATTTACTGTCGGAAATCAAATAATTATAATTTGGAAATTTCTCTTTAAGTTTATCAAAATTTTCATGATGTTTAATATCGATTGTAATTACATTTTCAAATATATTACAAAATCCAACTGTTGTTCCACCATAGTTAGATCCTATCTCTAATGCATATTTTTTATTTGCTTTAGAGTTTAACAATTCTATTAATTGTTTATATTCTTCTGGTTTTTGTTCAATATTGAACTCTATACATTGATTCCATAATTCTTCAAACTTCATAATTTATCTAGCAGAATTGTTTATTTTATAAGCACTTAAATCTGGATTGTGTCCCGTATGTAATGATGTAAAAGCTTTAGACATCATACTCTTATATCCTTTATCTTTCCATCTAATTGCAAATTCCAACTCAACGCTTGTTTTTTCACGATCATATGTTGTAGAAAATTCACCAACAGACAATAACTTTTTAACGTTATGTGCTCCTGGCCTCAATGAAAAATATGGCCAATTAATATAATACATCCACAAATCTAAACCAGTATGCATTGCCATAACATCATCTAAAAATAAAAGATCATTAATAGGTCTATTATCAAAATAAACAGTCTCCCAAAACTTTCCTATTATTTTTTTAGGATACACATCACTCGGAAAATTTTTCCAACTTTGATTGTAACCTATATATCCATATTCCTGATTTTCTTCCATAATATCAATAGGCTCTCCTATTGTAAACATATTATAAAATTGATGATCGTCTTCTAAATGAAAAACATATTCAGCTTCAGAAGAAATAATTCCCTGTCTCCAATAATTCAATATTCTCGCGTGTCTATAATTATCCGGAAAAGATTCTTTTTCAAAAAATCTAAAACTAATTAATTTGTTTGGTATATACTGTTTGTAATAATCCATTGCTATATTACGTTCTTCAGGTGTTGAAGAATCATCATAATAATGAATTTCATCGATCACATGTTTATCTGTACAAAAAATACCAAAACTTTTAATCGCCGCTTTTAGTAAATTAATTCTTTTACAAGCAGTTGTAGTCAATATAACTTTTTTACCCTTATACATAACATATTATAAAATTGGAGGTAGTAGAGAGAATCGAACTCTCGCACCAACTTTGGCAAAGTTGCAGGCTGCCATTACATCATACTACCTTTATCTGAACATTAATATATATCGGATTTTTTAGAAATATAATTTTTTAATTCACAAATTACATTTTCTTCAAGACCATATATCAATATGATTTTATATCACTTTTTGCATGAAATTATAAAATTTCATCCCATTGACAACCATCGTGGAGGTTGTGATATTTCTGTCAACTGGACCCTAGCGGTTCCGCCCCGCTGCCTCAGCTTTGCAAAAGCCATGTGCTACTATTATCACCAAGAGCCCGTATAAAAATCTTACACCAATATATAGTATAAGTCAAATCAAAAAACAAAAATCTACCATTGTCTGGTATATAAAATGGTCGGGCGTCCGGGTATCGCTCCCGGTGTCTCACCGTCCCAAACGGTGCGGATTAGCTATCTTCCTCACGCCCGATTTTACTTGGAAGATTCCAACCGTTATTTTCGGTGAGACAAATGAAATTTTTCTATAAATTTGTCACGATATTCTATTACTTTGTCATAGACCAAATGTTTGTATTTACTATGCCAATATTGGTGATGTGTAGGACACATCGGAATCAAATTTTCTGGCACATTGTTATCTCTATTCTCATCAAAATGATGAACCGCCACTATGTTTGGTTCACCGCAAATTACACATTCTTTTTTGTGATGCCTAAAACAGAGAGTTGTATAATGTTTTATGTTATCATCCGATACTCGTTTTGCGGCAAAAAATTTGTTAGAACAAGCATGACTACAAGTTTGTTTTCTATTATTTCCCCCAGATTGTGTTGTAAACATTTTTCCACAACATGGACATTGTTCTTCAACAAAAGAATATTTTATGTTATGACCGCCACCAGATGATTTAAAATGCGATATATCAAGATTGTATTGTTTAACAATACCATTTATAACAGCACTTGTTTTTCCGTTGTAAAATTTATATCCCAAATTTTTTGCAAAATCGCTTTTTGATTTTGATTGTTTTACGATGTCTGTATAATTCATACTAATATATAGTATCGATACAGTCTAAACGCTCATCTTTGATCAAAAATCCAAACCAGGCCGTCTACTATTGACATTACATTCCGATTAAAATGGTCAGAAAGACGGGATTCGCACCCGTACCTCACAACCCAGAGTTGTGCGACTATATTATTATCTACTTTCTGATTAAATTGTTGTCGGTGTTTGATGAACGGATCTTTCGATCACTAGTTCTTACTCTTGTAACTGATGATCACTCATTACAATTTCTCTAAAATTACACCCTTAACCGACATATATAAAATGGCAGGGGATACCGGTTACGCTCCGATTCTCTCAGATTCAAAGTCTGATTTGCTACTATTACAATCAATCCCCGGTTACTAAAAATGGAGCAGGTAGAGAAAATCGAATTCTCACATACGCATTGGAAGTGCGTCAGGCTACCATTACATCATACCTGCAAAAATGGCGGTTGAGGAAAGATTCGAACTTTCGGAGGCTTTTATACCTCGGAGCTTTAGCAAAGCTCTGCATTAGACCGCTCTGCCACCCAACCGTAAAATTTTGACAATCTCTGATTTCTTCATGGGACGATATTATCAGTCCTCAGTTCCAATGTCAAGTGGAGTTGTATTTAAAGAGCGGAAGCAACAGGAATCGAACCTGTGAGGGTTTATGGCCCCAGCTGTTTTCAAGACAGTTTCCTCGACCTGCCGGACTACTTCCATAAAATAAATTGGTGGGCATAGAGGGACTTGAACCCCCACGGATTTCTCCCCGAGCTTCTAAGACTCGTGCGGCTGCCAATTACGCCATATGCCCATTATAAAATTCAACAAATTTATTTATTTCATTTTTAATATAAAGTTTACCATTTTCATTGTTAATTGACTTCCAAGAAATCCTATAAACTTTCCATCCATTTTCTGTTAAAAACTTATCTTTTATTTCATCAGATTTTTTTCTGTTTTCATATTGATGTTGCTTTCCATCAATCTCTAATGCTATCTTTTTTTCTACAATAGCAAAATCTATAAAATACTTTCCAACGGGTTTATTATGTTGATATGAAATATTGTTATTCATAAGAACCCCCATAAAAAATTGTTCTGGATATGAAATTATTTTTCTTGAATTCCAACCGTTATGTGTTCCGTTTATAACTCGTTGTTTAGCTAACTCACTTAATTTTTTACGATAATCTATGTCATTTTTTCTTGAATTTGCAGAACATTTATTCGAACAATATTTTTGATTTTTACTTTGAGAAAAAAAATCAATAGAACATACATTACATATTTTTCTTATTTTTATCTCAGCTATCCGTTTATTTATTTTTTCTATACCATTACTAATTTTTTCTTTTTGATTTTCATTCAACGGTTTTGCAAACATCTTATTAGCACATTTATGTGAACATGTTTTTTTTTCTTTCGGATGTCCTAACAAAGTTTGAAATTTTTGTTGACAAAAACCACAATGTTTTTCAATTATTTGGTATTTTCTGGGATAATTGTATTTTACTGATAAGTTATATTGTATTATATAGTTTTTAACTATGTTTCTACTTTTTCCATTATCTGGAAAATTATATTTTCTACAAATTTCTCCGATTCCATTGCTATTGCAAACAATATGTTTAAATTTTTCAACATTTAATGTTATTTCTTTTTCAATTTTATTCATACATTAATAAATAGTATTGAAATTTTTAAAAGTCGGAACAAAAATACTTGAAGTTTAAAAAGTTGGTCCACCCGAGGCGATTTGAACGCCTATTATTCTTCACCCCAAATGAAGTGCCATACCAAGTTAGGCGACGGATGGATTAAAATGGTAGGTGGTATAGGATTTAAACCTATGACATTTTGCGTGTAAAGCAAATGCTCTATCAACTGAGCTAACCACCCATTTAAAAATTGTTATATACTTTATGTCATTATCGCCAGATGGGTTCTGTATTTCAGCATAACACCCAGTGACCGATCAAATGTTTTAACTTATGTTGGGGACATCAGATAGAGTTTCAACCCCGTTCGTTATATTTCTAATTTACCACACCTTCTCAAATTGTCAACACCTAAAAATCAAAAACCCATCATTCTTTTTTTGAAGTGACGGGTTGGTTCTTTAAGAGCAAACAACCTCGCCTTCAACTTCCAGATGGGAGTTGACTGGCTTGACTAGGTTGTGAAATTAAATTCATATTGTTACTAATATATAGTATTCAGAATGACTAATCAATAAATTTTTATTATTTTCCAAACAATTTTTTATACCAAGCACTTCCATTACTTCCATTTGAACCATTGGATCCGTTAGACCCACGTGATCCATTTGACCCACTTGTTTTAGAAGTTCCACTTGAACTGCTTGTGTTTGATTTTAATTGTTGATTGTTTCCATTTGAACCATTTGAACCACTGCTTCCTGTATTATATGACATAAAAATAAACCTTTCTTTAATTATAAATAGATCATTAAAAATGAAAAAACCCGTTTATTTCTAAGCGGGTTATCATACACTATTTTAGTCTAGATTAGAATGTCAATCTCAAACCACCGGAATATACTACATCACCACTAAATTCACGGGTTGCCCAATTATAATTTCCAACCTTGAAATTATTATCATACCATCCAACAGTAGCAAATGGAGTCAACACACCAAATGAAAATTCAAATGGACGAGTCAATGTTGCTTTAGCATTTACAGCAGTGAAATCGCTGGTTGTGCCAAATACTTTACCATATTCAACACCAGTCGTAATTACGAAACCAAATGGCAACTTTTGAGCACGTTCAATACCAACAAATGCACCTTTTTGATCTAGATCAATGTCAAATGCACCACGTACATATGGAGTAGCCAACTTGTTTGGTAGAGCCAACTTCACACCAAATTCAGTACTATTTGGAATTCCAAAACTACCACCTGTTTGATGACGGGTTACAGTAGCATCAGCACGGGCGGAAAATACATCCTTCCATACATCAACTTCTTTACCAGTACCCAACGTCCAGTGTGACTGATCTTGGTCACCATTAACCAAAAGAGTACCACCCAAGTATACATCCGCATACTTTAGACTCTTTACAGCACCCACACCAACAAATGGAGTTGCTTCTGAACGAGCTACACCATTTACAATGTATTGACTGTTATACCCAGCTTCCACTGAGAGGTTTGAGTTATCTCCAGCAGTTACCGCTAGAGCTGTCAACAATGACAATAATACTAATACTTTCTTCATATTTAACTATCCTTTATTTTTTTATTTATGTTTACTAACTACGTTAAGAACAGCTTAACGTTATCCGAAAAGTCAAAAATGCACCTTTCGAAATTTATCAGTTATATATAGTTATTATAATTTATAATAACTTTTTTATATAATTAAATGGTTTTCGCACGTTTGAGACGTTTATTCAAAACTTTATCTTTTTCAGGCAAATAAACATAAGAAGCTTTCATACTTCGTTTGCTCTCTCCCAAAACAGATAACGTTTCTTCTTGAACATCTAATGTTTTTAAAATGGCATTCTTGACAAATCTAAAACTGTCAGTTCCAACTACGTCAATACAGATACCATATGATAGATCTCTATATTGCACGTCAGTCGCACCATACTTTGTACACAATACATCCTTGATTTTAGCCTTCTTGTCATTGCTAAAAACTAAATTCGCCATATCAATTTTACTTAGTTCATTCATACTATACTTTTATTATACTTGTTACAGGTTGATTGTCAATAAAAAATAAAACGATTAATGTTAAAATTAATCGTTTCACTTTGTTTAAATTTATATCTATTTTTACTTCTTTTTAAGCTTACCCACAACCTTTTTGAATTTTTCAGGTTGATGTGTTTGTAACCATTTAAAATAATCTTCCTTTTCTCTACGGGAGAGTTCACTGTCTCTATAAAGACTAGCATACTTCTTCACAATGTCTCTAAAAGGATCTCCACTTTCATTTTTTTGTTTCTTTAATCGATCAATTTTACCCATCAACATTTTCTTATAGTTTTCTATAGAACCATAATCTTTTACTCTACTTGGATCTGGATTCTTTAACAATTTCTCTAAATCAGCAATATCCGCAGCTTTATCATCTTCTGAAAGAGTTGCTGTTAACTTATCACTCTCTACTTCTGCCTCATGATTCGGCTCACCTTTATAATCTTCAGTTAGTACTTCCAATGCTAATTCTTTGATTAATTTTTTTAAATCCGATTTATTCATATCTTATAAATATTAGAAACATCAATTAACTACATTTATTTTCGTTTTATACTTGCACGCCAATCATTTCTATGTTTAGACATCCAATCCACTAACGCTGTCTCAAATCCTATATCATTACCACTTTTTTCACTCTCTATCCACTTATGTTTTTCAATTTCTGTTTTTAATTCCAAAAACTTTTGATAGAGATTTGATTTGTTCATACACAAATAAATAGTATGATTATCTAAGCGGTATATACAAATCTCCTGTTAATCCTTTTTGAGTTAAATAATTAGCATCACTAACCGCGAGTGGACTTTTGATATATCCATATTTCTTACTCAATATCTTACGTAACTCTTTACCAGCTAATTGTATCAAATCCAACTGTTCTTGGCCATTACTATATCTGATTTTACCAGCAAGTCCAGCCGGTAACATACTTTCATACTGTTTATATAACTTAATTATATCATTGTAATGTGGCAACTCCAAGCCAGGCCCTTTTAACTTAGTAGTTATTATTTGTTTACCGAATCGTTTAGCTACTTCTAAATTATTTGTATGATTTGCACCCAATGTAGCCACTAACTTGTCACCTGGCTTGGTGCTGTTGATACCCAACCCTATATTACCATACGTAGGATTAACACCTCTATATACAGTCAACTCAGTCTGTGATTCATTCAACAAATCTTTTAATAATATCATACAGTAATAAATATATAAAAAATGGAGCACGATCAAGGTTACGCTCCTTGCATATGTATTTTCATACAACGATGTTTTGCAGACATCTCAGTTCTCTAGCTCCGTCATCGTGCTTTAAAAATTGAAACTGTTATTAGAATTGAACCAGTACTTTCTCATTAACTACCAAGCCCTACATGACCAATATCTCGCTTTAGTACGTGGTCCAGGATTATCACAATTATGTCTTGCTCTAAAGTTTTTTCTACGTGCTGGATTATTCTTTTTTATGGTCATTCTTTTACCTTTAGCTGAAGATCCACCAAATCCAAAATTTACCTTAACCACTTTTCCTTTAGGATTTTTAACGTATACTTTAAATTTCTTGACATCACCTTGCATTCGTTTACCAAGGCTCACTTTACGACCCTGATATTCCGCTTCACATAATGGTTGATTATATTCTCGCATGAATTGAACAAATTCTTTTACATCTTGTTCACTTTCAACATCATATTCTTCTATATTGTCATCATCTTCTAAAGCTTCTTTTTTAACACAATTTGGTACCATTTCTCCGTCTTTCGGCTTCATACCAATTTGTTTATAAGAGTCCCAACACGCCTCTTCAATCTCATTTAAAAGTTTTTTTAACGTAATCATATCTATAAATATACAAATTAAAATAAAACATTTTAAAAATGGCGATAGAGTTGGGAATCAAACCCAAACCTCAAGTTTTATTACCTTACTGGAGTTTATCGACGTGACAATCGTAAGAATAATACATCTAAAAATATAGGTTATTCTGTAGTCGTCGTTTACATTTACCCAAATAAATTTGGATCATCCCAGCTACAGCTAACCTCTGTAGCGTGCTTTCATTACACTACTCTATCATAAAATGGCGCACCCGGCAGGACTTGAACCTGCAACCTTCTCGGTAGAAACAAGCCGCTCTATCCAATTGAGCTACGAGTGCATTGAATTTGTTAGTAGTTATGTTCTCACCAGTGATCACTGAGTAAAGGGAATTGAACCCAACACTTACTAACAAAAATGGTTGTCTCTGACGGTAATGCTCCGTCGTCTCACAATTATCAGTTGTGGGCTTTACTTTTAAGCTAAGAGACAATTGAAATGCGACCATACGGGGTTATGCTCCCCGGACTTCCCTTAGACAGAGGGTTAGGTTACTATTACTTTATATGGCCAAAATTGGTGGAATCATCGGGATTTGAACCCGAATCACGATATTAAGAGTATCGTAGTCTAGCCAATTGACTTATGATTCCATTAAAATTGTTTTTACTATTGTCAACGAACTATAAACATCTTAACACATTATTTAGTTTCGTCAACATCTTTCTTAAAAAAATGGTCCCAGTTGTTGGTTCCGCCCCAACCTCTATTCGTCTTCAGCGAATCGCTTTCACTAGGTTAGCTTAACTGGGATTAAAAATAAATTGACAAGTCAAATGAATCGAACCTTTTCGGAACAGAGTCGCCTGCTCCTTTACCACACCCTGCGCACTAACACCTGTCAAAAATGGTGGGGTATGTAGGTAATGCTCCTACCCAGCCCGAAGGCAACGGTTTTACAGACCGTTCTGCGTCTTTATCAGTATAATACCCCAAAAAATATATAATGTATGATGAACAATGAAATTATTTAAATCTCTTAAGGCACTTTATGTTCATACTATTGCAATTTGATCAACTGCCTAACCCTTAATCAGCACATATCATACATCATATAAAACTATTGAAAAAAAGCTCCAGCGGAGGGCATCGAACCCCCAACCCTGCGGTTAACTTTGGCCTTGTGAGATTTGCACTCTCTATTAAATAATACTTTATGGCCCACAGCCGCATGCTCTACCATTGAGCTACACTGGAATTGAAAATAAAATGTTTACTGGATTTCAACGAACGTTCCATCTACTACTTATAACCTCGTCAGATTATAACATTCAATGTCTATCAGTGTCAATACATTACTTACTACTTCAACTATTGATTCAGATTCGAACTGAATGACTCCCGCTTATTCGTGCGGTTGCTTTACCAGTTAAGCTACGTTCGTTGCCTTCACCTAATGTATTTGAAAAAATGGCATCCGCTGAAAGAATCGAACTTTCCCAGTCGGATTTGGAGTCCAACTCGCCTAACCTTGGAACATTAGCGGATATTTATTGAGGTCGTCTGAGCCAATCAGTTAATACATCATTTATAGACCTTGATCACGGTTATGTAATACTGTATGAACCTCAAAAAAATGGTAGTCGCATTGGGATTTGAACCCTATTCTCCATCTTGAGAGGATGGTGTCCTATCACACATAGACGATGCGACCGTTAAATATTGTGACGAGATTACCCCAGTAGGAAGTACCAGTCTAGAAAGGCTCCTTCAATCTTTTGGGTTTAAGTCTCTTTGTTGCCCTCGTCACTTTTAAAATGGTAGCCCCACGGGCTTTTGGAGAGCCTGTCGCCTAATCCTTGGAACATTAGCGGATATGAAATATTTGACGGTCAAGATCTTAACGCTTCACTGTTTCAGATTATGCTAGGGGTGATCTTGCTTACGACTGCACCCTACAGTGCCGTCAAAAATGGTAGCCTATGCCGGTGCTGCCCCGGCTACTCTTGGATGAAAGCCAAGTGACTTAGCTGGTTGTCGAATAGGCCATTAAATGGCGCTTCAGTGAGGATTCGAACCCCAAACTCAACGTTCGTAGCGTTGCGTGATAAATCCATTTTCACCACCGAAGCATAAATTGGTTACCCCACTTGGATTTTCACCAAGGTTGATGTCTCAGAGAACACATCCGTCCTAAACCTAGACGATAGGGTAATTAAAATTGGGGTGTACGGCGGGATTCGAACCCGTATCTGCCAGACTCACAATCTGGGACATTATTCCAGTTATGCTACATACACCATTACTATAAATTGGAGCCTCCTTCCGGGCTTGCGCCGAACTCTGGGGTTTACAAAACCTCTGCATCGCTGCCTATGCTTAGGAGGCATCTAGAAAATTACTTTTCATTTGCCTTAACACAGTAATCACCTCAGTAATACTGTCATCGCCCTATGGGTTCTGGATCGATACATAACACCCACGGACCAATCAATTGATTTTTCCAGACTTTACCTTATCGCCGATTACTCGGTTCACTGGAGGAGGTTCAACAGATGGAGTTTCAAACCTTCCTTAATCTTCACTCAGTCTATCACAGCTTTCACTGTTGTCAACTGACTTTTAAAATTTCTTTTTCATCATCCAATGAACTACTTACTTCGTTCACTGTTTAATTACTTTACCACACATCCAAAGAACGTCAACACCAAAAATAAAAAAACCATCAACTTTTTCTCGTTGACGGTTGATATTGTTTGGGTTTTAGATCTACATTTACACAATATCAGCCGCCATACCTCTATCTTCACAATTTGTAAAGGTATTCCAACGTTTAATATTTGTATAATGTACTCTCATTACGTTAATATATATCATCAATATATACAAATATCAATTTTTATTGCTAAAATTTTTAATAACTTTGTATAAACAATATAAACAATAATTCAATAACAACGACATTCCAATCACAACAATGCTACTGCCTATTGTAACTACCCACCCTAATAACATTAACTGACTTTCATTTAACGATAACATATATTCAATATATACCACACAACATATGCAAAAGTCCATATAAAAAATACCCCAATTTATTTTTTCACAAATACCCCAAAAAAACGCAAAAAATACCCCACAAAAACACCCTTTACCCCCACTTTTTATAACCACCTCAATCACACCAAGCAAATGTACATATGTGACTTTTCCCAAGTAAAAAACCTCCATGTGTGTCAGGTATACCTACACGCGGGGTGGCCGCGCGGGTTGTTCATGTTCAGAACCATCTTAGGTAGGGTGCCCCCGCACCTCCCCCCGGTTATATAACAAAAAGGGATAGGGAGTTATACCCCCTACCCCGTCAAGTTATTAAATAGGCTAATTGTGACGTAGCCCCCTACCCAGCTACCCTATTAAGCCCACTCAGTGAAGCAGTTGGTTTTACCATTCCACTTGTGAGCCCAGCTGTAACTGGTCATTTTGAAACTGACACTATCACCACGAGAGATGATGCGTTTGGTGATACGTTTATTACCAACCGCATTGGGAACTGGAGTACACTCACCTTGCATATGACCAGTGTAAGTACGGTTCTGACCGATACCTGCAATGACTACAGACTTATTCTTAACTTCAAGCACTTTGTAGTAATCAATATTGGTTTGGTCATATCCCCAGCTACACACAAAGATGTCACCCACATTGACTTTGGGCTTGGGTTGTTCAACCTTAGTGACATCAGTTGCATATGCATTGACGGTGTAATAGAAATAGGGAAGACCACGATCAACAGCGGTACAATAGAGGATACCACGACGAGTGGCCTTCCACACACGGAGTTGAGTACCAGTAGGTACAACAACAGGGTTAGAGGGTGAACCAGCGCGGATATCTTTGTTATTGGTAACGATGTCGTTCTTTTTAATAGCCATAGTAGTATTAGTGTTAGAGATTATTATTGTTGTTGTATTACCCCGAACAAATTACTGATAGTCAGCCATACAAGCACATTCAAATCGGTCCTCGTAGGCCTGGTCCAAATAGGCATCCTCGTTGGGAGCCTGTTCCCGATAGTCAGGAACATACAGGTCAGACAGTTCGTTCTGGGGATCAATCGTGCTGAAGTCAACGTTCATTGTGTAAATAGAATATCAGAGTTGAGGAGAAAGTCAACAGCTTTTTTTAGAAGTTGACCACATTTCCGAGGGTGAACGTGGACGGAGTGAAGTAGCTCCGCTTCTTCTCAACCCAGGCCCGTTGTTGAGCACGACGAAGGCCACGAGCGATACGGTTGCGGACAACCTCCTGCTTGCGGTGAGTAACCGCCTCAGCCGCCAACTGTCGGCCCCACTGGTCCAGTTGGTTGTAGGTCAGCTCGGACCAGATGGGACGAGGGCGGAAGCCGTTGATCTCCTTGTAGGTATCCGAGATGTATCCGATCAGATCGTCACGGGTAGGGATGAAAGGGACAGAATCAACGTTCATTGTGGAAATATCCTACCGTACCCAGACCGAAACCTCAAGCTTTTTCTAAAAGTTTTTTTTGATTACTCAGCTTGGTGAAGACCCCAGAACTTGTCTTGGCAGGGTTGGCAAGTGGCACTGATCTTATACTCTTTTGCACTCTGAGCGTCACGAAAGTATGTTGCTTGTTTACCACATTCAACACATTGGTTACCGGCTTGTGCTAGTATGACACTACGGCCAAACAGCTTCATACTGAGGTTTTCTTTGAATTGTTCGAGTGTACACATAGTGTTTATTGGTTCTGTAGATATTGATCAAAGTCATCAACGTGAATGTCAGTGATATTGATAGTGTAGCCATTATTCTTCATGGCTTTGTAGAAAGTGTACATATCACAATCTTCTTCCAGATAGAACTTGTGACGTTTGAGAGGTGAATAGGCTGTAATACTATCCCATACACCAGCTGCATCTCGTACATCTTTGATAGGCACTTCTAACCAACTATGACCAGGATCATGAATACGAACATAATTGCGGATCATAGTATCATTACTATAACGTTGTGTAAGAGTCATAATATTATTTATTCAGCGTAATAGTCACCCGCCTCGTTTTGGTTGTAGTCTTGAAAATCATCTTCGCCACTACCATCACCAGGCCAACCGGCTGTATTGCTACTGACACTATCCTCGTAAGCAATATCTTCGGGGTCAATCATATTATTATTAAGGTTTAAATGATACCAATACTAACCACACCAATTCTATTACCATTGGAATCTTTGATAGGACGACGAATAGTAATAGTGCCTCGTTCACTATCCAACAAAGCACTCTTGCACTGTTGAAGAGTCCGAGTAACTTCCATAAGGAACGAATCTTCAAAAGCGGCGTTATCGGTATCAAACTCAATTTGAACTTTCATTGTGTAAATAGATTATCAGCTTTTTAGAGAAAGTCAACAGCTTTTTTTGATTACCGAATCGAAGCCACGAAGCTCATTCCATTGACCAAGCGAACAAAGTAGCACTCATTGCGATCAGAATTCCATCCGCTGAAGGTGAAGTCCTTGTTGTTGTAGGTCAGCACCTTGTTGGTCAGCTTCTTAACATCATCCCAGCCGTTCGGCACGCTGAAGGTAAGGAACTCACGGTTGTCACCCGGCATAGCGGAATATTCGACCTGGATCTTGTTGGAGGCGATAGAAGCAACGTTCATTGTGGAAATATCTTAGACTACCCCAGGCCAAACCACAAGCTTTTTCTTCAACTTTGTGCGTTAATGTTAACGTAACCAACGCACTCTCCGGTCCCCTACCCTAGCTTGTACAGCCGATCTGGAAACATCCTACCCTAATCGACCAGAAAGTCAACAACTTTTTTCAACTTTTGATAGTAATTACGATTAACAAACACGATAAATT